CTTCCAGCGATACTTGCTCAGGTGCGTTCATTGCTCTTATCTCCTCGTGGATGCGCTCTCGCGCGAAATGGTCTCGTCAGTTGAATCCGCCGCGGTTCGATGCCAGACGCGGCCCGGGTTGCGGTGCCCGGCGGTGCCAGCGATACGGCAAGTCCTCGAACCGCGTCTGCGCGCCGATGTATTGCAAGCCAACGACGCCAGGGCATCCTTGTCTCTGCTTCGCGCCAATCCATTCGCAGATGCCTTTGTCCTGCGTCTCCGGGTTCCACAATTCGTCGCGGTACAGGAAGATGATGTTGGCGGCGTCCTGCTCGATGTAGCCGGACACGCCGAGGTCGGACATGATCGGGCGCTTGTCGGTGCGCTTCTCGCACTCGCGGTTCAACTGGGCCAGCAGGATGATCACGACGTCCAGTTCCTTGCCGATGGCGATCAGGCCGCGCGTGTACTCGCCCATCGCCTCGTGGAGCTTGTCGGACTTGGATCCGGTGATGAACGACAGCTGGTCGATGCAGAGCATGTCCAGGCCGCGCTGGCGTTTGATTTGACGGGCCTTCGCGCGGATCTCGGGGATGCTCAACCCGGTCTGATCGTCGATGAACAAGTTCAGGTTGCGCGAGTTGATCGTCGCCGCCGTGATGGCCTCCCAACGCGCCGTGTCGTCGTGACCCTCACCCGGTCGGCGCAGCCACCTCATGTCGACCCGGGCAAGCGCCGCGATGTTGCGGTCGTTGACCTGGTTCGTCGACATCTCCATCGACAGGAACAGAGAGGAGTAGTCGCGCGCAGCATTGCGGCAGATCCCCAAGCCGGCGGCGGTCTTGCCAGTGCCGGGGCGGCCGGCGATGACGGTCAACGTCCCGCGCTCGAGCCCCCCATCAAGCATCTCGTCCACGTGCTGATAGCCGGTCGGAATCGGGCGAATCTTCCCTTCCATGCGATGCTGCAGCAGGGTCAGGTATTCGTGCAGCGTTTCGTCAAGGCGCCGCGGGCTCTTCGTCATCCTGCGCTGACCCATCGCATCCAGCCTCGCGGCGGCGTCAGCGATGCACTCCGTGCTGTCCTTGCCAGATTCGGCATCGGCAGCCAGATCGATCGACAGGGCATGCAAGGCGCGCTTCGTCGCCTTCTCGATCACGATGCCGGCGTGGTAGGCGATCTTCGCGCTGCTCGGCGCCGAGGCGTGCAACTGGCCCAGGTACGGGAACAGTTCCCCGTCCAGGCGCTCGGCCAGCGTGATCGCGTCGACGCGCTTGCCGGCGGCGAGTTGCGTCGTGATCTCGGCAAAGATGGTCCGGTGGTCGCCACGGAAGAAGTGGCCAGCATCCAGTTCTGGGATCTGGTCGAACGCGTCGTTGTCGCGCAGGATGGCTCCCAGGACGGCCTGCTCGGCTTCGATGTTGAATTGGTCGATCATGCTGCCTCCCCGTGATCTCGTTGCGCCTGCTGGCCCTCTGTCGTCAGGACGTACGAACCGTCGTTCGCGGCGCGCCAGAGCCGGAACCAGTTGCCCTTCACTGACTTGTGGAACACCGTCGCCCAGGACTTGTAGCGCTTGGCGTCGGGCATCGTGTAGCGGTCCTTGAACTCGTACCAGTGCAGCCGCAGGAACTCGTCGGGTATGCCGACCCTCGTGGCGTAGGCAAAAACGGCATGACCCTCAGGGATGGCCTTGATGCCGGCTTTGCGGCAGTCGTCGAGGTAGGTCTGCAACGAGATGGCTGCTTTGCGTTTCGGCCCTTCGTCTTGCTTGGCCTCTTCGCCCCCCTTGGGGGGTATGGGGGGTATTTCTTTTAATGGTTCTTGGTTATTGGTTGGGACCTGATCCGTATCTGATTTCAGATCAGACTTCTCATCAGACTTAGTATCTGATTTCGCATCTGATTTCAGATCCTTGTTTGATCCATCGTCGGACTGCTTAGGACTCCAACGCGCTTTGTTGGCGGATTTCGCGCGCTCCGCCTTCGCCTTGTAGACCTCGATCTCGCGCTCGCAACGTGCGCTGGTGTGACCCGCCTCTGATTTCACAAAGAATTCAGACAGCACGTCGCACACCTCTTGCATGTGATCGCGCATGCCGATCAGACGTGCCACCTTTGCGGGGTCGGCCGGCAAAGGTGCCTCGGCTGTGTAGTACAGGTCGAGCATGCGGCGGTAGGCCAGGTCTTCCATGAGGCTCAGGTGGCGCGTGTGGGCCGCGTAATCGCCCAGATGGAAAGGATAGAAGTTAATGGCAGCCTCCGTGCACGTGAAGTCGCTTCTTGGCTGAGATGTAAGCTTCGTGAGCCAGTTGCGGATCGTCGAAATACCCAAGGTGGTAACGAACTTTGTTCGCCACGATCTTCGCTTGCCAGCGCTTATGCTGCTTATTCCACGCCACCCCAAGGAGTCCACAAGACTTGTTGTCCCGATGCGCTCTCCAGCGGTTCTGAGAGTTCTGCGCGCGATCGACGACACGCAGATTCGCAATGCGGTTATCGATCGGGTCGCCATTGATATGATCTATCTCGCCCTGCGGCCACTCGCCATGTACGACGAGCCACGCGAGGCGATGCGCACGATATGTCGACCGCCCTAGCTTTACCTGGATATACCCGTCCGCTGTTCTGGAACCAGCTGGTTTCCCCTTGGTTATCCCTCGATCAGAGCATGCCCAGGTGAACTCGCCTGATGCCGGGTCGTAGCAAATTCGTGCGAGCCATTCCGGTGCCGGCCGTGCGGCTTGATGCTTAGCCTTGTTCACGGTTCGCCCCTATCCAGGTCCAGCGGCAGGAAGTTCGCCGCGCGGACCAGATCGACGCGACGCTCAACTACCTGTTCTTCGTTCAGGCGGTCGCATTCGCGTTGCGCTGTTGCTACGCTTGTTGCGCAGCCGGCCAAGGTGAACACTTGCGGGGCGCCCGGCGTCGGGTAGCCGACGAGGTAGTGACCGCTTTCGGTCGGGCCTTTGACTTCGTAGGTCAGCATGTCAGTAGTACCCCGTGTTCATGTGCTCAACCGCATAGCAGCGCAGTACTTCTGCCATTTCCTTCTTGAAGTCGAAGCTCTGGATTGCAGGCACCGGGATGCCTGCCTGACGGATAGCGGCCAACATGCAGGCCGGGCACCCACCAGCAGCCTCGCGCAGCTTCGGGATTGCGGCGTCAACCGTCTCCAGAAAGGCGTCAAGCTCGTCACCCAATTCCGGCACGGGGCCAGATGGCAAGATTGCGATCAGAGCACGCAAGCCCTCGGCGTCCGTACCGTTACCACCGTCGATCAGCCGACAGGTGCGGCACGCGCGCGCCGGGTTCATCGTGCAATGGCGCTCGTGCTTGATCATCGAGTGAGCACGAAGGCCGGCGCGGTTGCAGAAGTCGCACCAGAAGCGTTTTACGGTTTTCGTTCTCATGGCATGAGCCCCATTGCGCGCAGGATGACGTGCGTGCGATCGCGCGCGTAATCGAAGAGACGCTGCACGTCGTCCATCGACATGCCGGCCGGTCGCGGGGCACGGCCGTCCAGAATTTCATGGCAGGATGAGCAACCGAAACAGGCTTCGGTATCGGGAGCCTTCAGTCCCATGCCCTTGCCGTCAGCTAGTCGGTTGGAGTGGCACAGGACGGTCGTGGTGGAGTCGCCGTTGCACACGCCGAGAATCTGCAGTTGGCAGTCCTGGCCTCGTGCCGCGCGGCGAATTGGCGTCATCTTCGGGCCGCGTGATTTGAGGCCGACCGGCTTCTTGGTGACGTGCTCTTTCGAGTGATCCATGCGCAGGAAGCCGCTGCGCTTCATGGCCGTCTTGCGCACCAGTGGCGTCTTCTGCTTCAGCGTGGAAGAGCGTTTTAGTGGCAGGACACTCATGGCATCCCCCGCACCGAAACGATACGGCGATGCGCTTGCGTGAAGCGCTCGAAGCTGTTGTCGGGTCGGCGATGCATGGTGCCTCCTACGGGCGTTAGGGGATGGCGCCACAGCTGCGGCGCCATCGGTGCTCGATCAAACGATTGCGGGTTCTGCTGCGATGCGGCCGAAGAAGTGCGCCAGGACGTCCCAAGCCGCCGGGATCGTCGTGTCGTGCCGCGCCGTGATGAAGTAGCTGCGACGCGGCGAGCGTCTGATACCGCCTTTCGGCCGGAGCATCTTCCAGCTGATGACGCCTTCGTCCGTCAGGTCCGACAGGATCTTCAGGACTTGTCGATTCGACAGGCCAACTTCTTCTTGGATCTGTCCCGCCGTGATGCCCTGGCTCGTCCTGACCATTTGCAGCACTTCGTTCCGGCTGTCGGAACGGCATTCGTTCTTCATGGCTTGCCTCCAGTAAGCCGGTCCACGGCCGCACGCAGATTTCGCTTTGCTTCCCCGTGCTTGCGGTTGGCGGCGTTCTTCTCGCCCTCCGAAGCGCCCATCGCGGATTTCTCCGTCTCGCGCCATGCGATGGCGCAGTGAATTACACGTTGTTCGGCTTTCGACATAGATGACGTCTCCGGTTCCATAGATCCCCTGCTGCGTTCGGACTTGTTGGGCCCGCTCGATGGCGGGCCGTCTTGTTGTGTCACTTATCTGTTCCCGCCTGCTCTCGCTTACGAAAATTCCCGGCGGTCCTGCCACGTGTATCGAGCGTCGTCAAACCCTCAGGCGCACGGGGGCGATGCCATAGTTCACCCGGGAGTGGGCGTTTGGAATGGCCAGTTTCTGGCCAGTGACTGCCCATTTACCCTGGTTCCCGGCTTTAGTAGACTGACGCTGCTGTACCCAAGCATTCGCTAACTCTCGAAGGAGCTCGCTATGTGATAGGTCTGCATCAGTGCACTCTTCGTCCAGCGCCATGAATTGGTCGACGCTGAACAAAGCTTTAACAACTACGCTCTTCCTGCTCTTCATCACTACTCCTATAAAGCGGTGCTACAAGGAAGTGACTGCTGTTGCCTGGCGTTGCTGGTACTGTTTTTGTGAACCGTGCTACACGACTTCAGGGACTGCTTTAAAAAGGTTGTTGCAACGACTAATCTGCAATCAGGGCTACGAAGCCCTGCTGCATTGCTGTTTCCGCGCCGGCCTGATCTCGGGCCAGATGTCCATCCAGTCTTTTGGGCGCAGATCACGGCGCGTAACGGCACCGTCGGTGTACTGTTCGATCAGCACGCAGCGCGCCGGCGAGATCGCGGCATCCCCCGCTGCCATTTGTGAAAGGTACGACGGTGAGACTTCAAGTTGAGCAGCCAGGCGCGCCGACGAGCCGCGCTCTGCATTCAGGTATTCACGGAGCTTCATGCGACCTCTTTTCGAAAGAAAACTTAACTAGTTTAGAGCACTCTAAACCACAAGGCGCACGAAGTCAAGTATTTGCTTGTTTAGGGAATGCTAATCACAATACTAGGATGCAAATCCAAGACATCCGCCGAGCAAGGCTGCGAGAGTGGTTCGCGACGCGATCCATCCCGCCCAAGGAAAAGAGCTACATCTCCCAGCTCCTGAAGGAAGGCAATCCCTTCGGTGAGCGCGCGGCGCGACGCCTAGAAAACACTTACGGCATGGGCGAGATGTTTCTAGATACCGTCGACGCCCCAGATAACCAAGAGCCAGCGTCGAGCAACATGAACTCTCACCTGCATCATGCGCAGGCCCCTGACACGCTTCTCCAGGCCATCCGATTGCTTGAGTTATTTCACAGAACTGATGAGCGTGGCCGGTCGGACATGCTCCGCCTGGCCGAGACCTTGTGCCGGCCGAGCCAGAACGTTCGAGGCAACGAGGGTTAGCAGGGTATCCTGCTTGCGTCTGCCAACCTGTTTCCGGGGGTGATCCTGGGCCATTTGCTCGGCCCATCGCAAAATCTCATCCTGCGCACGATCATCCATCGAGGCGAAAGCTGCATTCCACCGCTCAGTCTTATTTGGCATGGTGTCTCTTATACGGATGGCAACTAAGAATTAAATGCTATAGAAATCTAAATGTTACATAAACGGAAATAGAGAGGCATTCCCGTTTTACTTTCGATTTTTGATAGCCGAAAAACATCGCTTCCCTGTAGAAAGCATACTTGACGGCAAAATCGATTTTACGTTTTATGCCGGATTCTGGTGGCATATGCGCCACCAAAAACAACACTTTCTTCTCCTGTCGCGCAAAATCGCGCGATGGAAATTTCCAAAAACCAAGAACTAGTCAAGAAGACACTTCGTCTTCCCCGTGCGCTTAATGATGAGATCCAGGCTGCAGCGGATGCTCGCGGCGTGTCACTCAACGCGGAAATCGTTGCAAGACTGCAGGCCTCGTTCAAGGCGGATGAGCTTGCCAGGCTGAGCAGCGAAGTCGCGGAGATGAAATCGCTGATTCGCCAGCTGCTCGCATAGCTCTGGCAGCCGTTCCATCGCAAACACTATTAGATGTCCTTGGCGTCATATCGAAGGGTGTGCCGGAGGTACCGGCACCGATGTTCCTTGGCTTTTTGGTTCAGAACCACTGTATATATGAACAGTAGTGTATAGCATTCTAAACCGGAAGGCTACTTTACAATGTAGCGTCGGAAACACTGATTTCCATCAAAGGACGAGTCACAAGATATTGACTTAAAGAAAATAGTTGGCACGCACCGACCCGCAATCGCGGGTTTTTTTACGCCTGTTGCAATCCAAGCCAAATTTTCTCTAAACTGTTTATATTTCGCTTGACGACCAGTTTAGTCCACACTAAACTGGAGTCATTGGTTCAGCACAAGATAACAGTGAGGAGCAAATCATGGACGTCAGCAAAACCCACTACAAGCCCATGCGCGCGATGGCCGTGATCGCGGCGCCCGTGATGCGCCTGACCGGCTTCCGCTTCTCGAAGGCCTGGCGCGAGAACCCGATCATAAACCACGTGGAAGCGAACCTGATGGCCGATGGGTTCGACGTCCCGGCCATGAAGTTCAACTAGCCATGAAAACCGCTATCACCTACGCGCTGCTGTCCTTCGTGATGCTGATCTGCGCGACAGTGCTCGGCCGATTTCTGTTCACGGCGATTGACCACGCTGTACACGCAGTTTCTTTGATCCTGAACGTCAACTAATCGGAGTCGAAAATGCCGAACAAAGAACAAATCAGGCAGTGGATGCAGCAACGCCAGCAGGCGAAGACTCCTCCCCCTGCTCCGGCTGAAGTGCGTAGGGCCTTGGGCTGGGGTCTGAACGTCCCGGCCAAGAACACCAACTGCGACCGCTGAGGAACGCCATGTTGAACTCCACACGCCCCGGCGACATCGCGCTGCGCATCCTGCTCGACAACCTGCGCATCGCCAAGCACCCGGCCGACTTATATGACCGGATTTACCAGCGCGGATACGTGGATGCGATCGCACTCTGCTTGCGCCCCGACCCGGCACTGCTGGAGGAAGCGCGCGCTGAAGTCGACGCGCTCCGATTGGACAAGCCGCTCAAGCCGTACCAGTACCGGGACGTCAAGCAGTCGTACTAGTTTCACGGCAGACCGTAGCTGGCTGTCGGCACATAACACCAGCAGGCATGTGCGTATGGGAAGTCCTGGTTCCCCTCGATCTCCACGAGGTTTTCGGGACGCGCGGCATGCCTGGCAGCCCGGGAAGACGGGCGTTACAAGAGAGTCGGTTGTGCTGCATGCGCCCATTCGGTGAGGCGTATACGGTGGCTGTCACCGAGCGTACGGGGAAACCCGGGCAGCCGACTCCCTTGTAACCGAACGATTTGAACTTCTGATTGCCACGCCCTACATGTCAGACGGAGAGAGTGATGCCAAGCACCGAACCTGTCAGCGCCAAGCTGACGATGAAACTGGAAGCCAGCACCGGCTACGAGGCCGACTGCAGTGCAACGATCAGCCTGGCGCAGTGGAGTGACCTGAACGCCATCGTGCATGGAACTACGACCGAGCGCGAGAGGCAACTGGTGGCAGAAAACGTCATTCTGCGCGAAGACCTGAACGACGCCCGCACTGGCTGGGAGCAGGCTACCGAGGATGTGCGCGAGGCGGAAGAGGTGCTGACGAAGGAGCGCGCGCTGCGTGAGAAGTTGGTGGCGGCACTGCGCGTGACGACCAACGATCTGGCTGTGGAGATCGAGCAGAGTGGAAAAGATCCCGCTGACGACGCTCGTATTCAGCGTGCCCGCGCCGCCCTTGCCGCAGCGGAGGCTTGACATGGACCGCTTCCCCTACGACGCCGAGGCGCGCGAAGACAAGATCTGCCAGTTGATCGACGCCCGTATCCAAGCAATCAAGCACGACATCCGTGTGAACCGCGCGTCGACCGTCTCTGCCGTGCTGGAACGGCTCGACCTGGGCGACTTCGAAGGCGATGCGTGCGACGTGCTGCGCCAAGCCGTGATCGGCCATTCCGCAGCGGTGGGCGTGGATCACGCGGCAGCCGTCGAACTGGCGATCTTCCATGAAGCCGAGGCGCTGGCCGAGAAGGACGTCGACGACATGGAGCGGCACCGGGTCGAGGAATCGCTGTCCGAGCGCGCCATGCGCTGGCTGTGGACTAACGGAGTGCTCGCATGAACTGCCCTCATTGCAATGACACTGGCAGCCTGTCGAAACAGACATGGGGCCAGTTGGATTGCGGTTACTGCGATACCGCGTTAGAGCGTATGCGAGTTGAAGCCTGGGCGCGACGCGTTGCGCCGATGGTTCAACAGCACGACGTGTGGACTATCTACCAGCACGGAAAACAGGCCGGTGCGACACAAGTGGCGCGCACTGGCGCGTAGCAGGACGCCTGACTGGTCGTAAGCCAGTCGCCACACAGAAGCGGAATGCGCAGGCTGATGCGCAGATGAGGGAAAACGCGAACCCACCCACAAGGTGGCATAAGCGTCCTGAGCGTCGAGCAGTAACAAGTGAACCTGCGCGTCGCGGTTGAACCTACCGAAAGCCGGAGATCAGCACCGGCCCGCTTCTGTGTGGCAGTCGCATGACCGTAGCCGCATGGCTAGTACCCATGCCCCGATATGCCCGGCACGAGTGTGCCAAGGATCGGGAGTCGCGAAAGTAGCCCGACGCCACGCCTAACAACAACCGCAGGCCAGGACGAGGAGAGATGATGGAACGACGTAACGACGGCGGATATGCATTTCCGCAGACATTCGTGGTCGACGGACCGGCGATCGATCCGGTGACTGGAGCAAACGTCCCGGACGGCTGTAAGCACGGCCACCACTTCCCCGGCATGACGCTGCGCGACTACTTCGCGGCGAAGGCGATGCAGGCCCTTATGGATCAGGGCATCGGCGCAAACGCACGAGCTGCAGCTGCGTACAGAGAGGCCGACGCCATGCTCGCGGAGCGTGCCAAATGATCGCCGCCCGCATCGCGCGCCGCCTGGTGCGCAAGATCCTCAAGCCAATCGCGCTGTGGCTGGCCGACCTGCAGATCGCCGAGGCCGAAGCGCAGGCCGACCACTACATGCGGCTGCGCTCGGACCTGGTCGGCATGGAAAAGGACATGCGCGTGCACGCTGTCGTGCTGATCGCGCGCCGGAATCAAATCCGCAGCTGGTAATTCAACCAAGGAGATCGTCATGGACTTCCACACGAACGCCGCCGTTCCCGCATCGCGTCGCTCCCGTATCACCGAACGCGAACTCGCCGCCGCCAAGGTCAAGCTGCTCGGCCTGACGCTGCTGGCCGTGGTTGATCTTCTGGTGATCGCGTGCACGAAGTGGCCGCCGTGATCTGTGGGACTGACAGGGAAAGCGATCCACATCATCAATTGACCAGGAGAGAGACGTGAACGCACCAGTTCAAAACGCCCTGACCGTTCGTCAGGATTTCGGCGGGACCGCGCTGACGATGCTGGAGGAAGAGCTCATTGATGTCCTGCAATCGAGTCTGTACCCGGGCGCGGCGATGGGTAGCATCAAGCTGGTGATCGGCTACTGCCGTGCGGCCGGCCTCGATCCCATGCAAAAGCCGGTGCATATCGTGCCGATGTGGGACAAGCACAGTAAGTCGATGCGCGACGTCATCATGCCCGGCATTGGGCTGTACCGCACCCAGGCGGCGCGCAGCGGCGCACTCGCAGGAATCGGCGAGCCGGAATACGGTCCGATGATCGACCTCACCTTGAGCGGGGTCAGCCTGCGCGTTCCGGAGTGGTGCCGCGTCGTCGTGAAGCGCCTGATGCCAAACGGCGCCATCGCGGAATTTTTCGCGAAAGAGTACTGGATCGAGAACTACGCCACCGCCGGCAAGGATACCGAAGCGCCAAACACCATGTGGAAAAAGCGCTCGATGGGACAACTCGGGAAGTGCGCCGAAGCCCAGGCGCTGCGCAAGGCGTTCCCTGAAATGACTGGCGGCGCCCCCACGGCCGACGAAATGGAAGGCAAGAATTTCGAGGTTGCGGAAGTCGACATCACGCCCAAGCAGGCCACGCAGCCGAAGGTAGCGGCCGCCCTGCCCTCGTGCTCGGCTGAAAAGTTCGCCGAGAACCAGGCCGCGTGGCGCGAGTTGATCGTCTCCGGAAAGAAGACGCCGGCGGCGCTGATCGCCATGCTCAGCACGAAGACGACGCTGTCGGAAGAACAGAAGCTCACGATTGATTCGTGGGCTCACGAAAACGAATAAGGAGCCACTATGTTCATCCATGACCTGATTCAAGGAACGCCGGAATGGGCGGCCTATCGCGCCGCTCATTTCAACGCCAGTGACGCACCGGCCATGATGGGCGTGTCGGCGTACAAGACACGCTCCGAGCTGGTCCGCGAGTACGCGACCGGCGTCAGCAAAGAGGTCGACGCCTTCACGCAGGCTCGCTTCGACGATGGTCATCACTTCGAAGCGCTGGCCCGCCCGCTGGCCGAACATATCATCGGCGAAGACCTGTACCCGGTCGTTGGCTCCGAGGGGAAGTATTCGGCCAGCTTCGACGGCCTGACGATGTCCGAAGCCATAGGTTTTGAACACAAGTCGCTCAACGACGACCTGCGCGCTGTGATGGTTGAGGGATGCGACGGTCACGACCTGCCGATGATGTACCAGGTTCAGATGGAACAGCAATGCATGGTCTCCGGAGCCGGCCGAATCCTGTTCATGGCTTCGAAGTGGGAAAACGACGAACTGGTCGAGGAACGCCATTGCTGGTACGAAGCGAATGAATCACTGCGCGCAGACATCGTCGCCGGCTGGGCGCAGTTTGAGATCGACGTGGCCGCATACCAACCGGTCGAAGCGCTTCCAGCCGCGGTCGCTGCCGCCGTGCAAGACCTCCCTGCCCTATCGATCCGCGTCGACGGTCAACTCACGCTGAACCACAACTTGGTCCTGTTCGGCGAGCGGCTACAGTCGTTCATCGCCGACATCGACACGAACCCCAGCGACGACCAGGCCTTTGCCGATGCCGAGCAGGCTATCAAGGTGATGGAACGCGCCGAGAATGCGCTGGGTGCCGCCGAAGCCTCCGCGCTGGGCCAGGTCTCGGCCGTCGACGAGATGGTGCGCACCGTCGCCAGCTACAAGGAACTGGCCCGCAAGACGCGCCTGATGCTGGAAAAGGTCGTCAAGGCGCGCAAGGAAACGATCCGTGTCGAGATCCAGCAGGCCGGCAAGGACAAGGCCGCGGCCCACATCGCGGCGCTGAATGCGCGCCTCGGCAAGCCGTACATGCCGACCATCGCTGTCGACTTCGCCGGCGTCATGAAGGGGAAAAAGACCGTCACCAGCCTGCGCGATGCGGTCGACACCGAGCTGGCACGCTTCAAGATCGAGGCGAACGCGGTTGCTGATCGCATCCAGATCAACCTGGCCACACTGCGCGAACTGGCTGGCGCCCATGCGTTCCTGTTCGCCGACACACCGTCCATCGTGCTCAAGGATGCAGACGACTTGACCGCGTTGGTCAAGCTACGCATCGCCGAGCACGAGAAGGCCGAAGCCGCGAAGGCGGAAGCGTTGCGCGTGCGGATCGCCGAGGAGGAGCGCGTCAAGGCTGAGAAGGTAGCAGCTGATGCCGAGCGTGCGCGTAAGGATCAGGAAGCTGCCCGGGTCCAAGCCGAGGCGGATGCGCACGCACGCGAGGATGCCATCGCACGTGCGCAGTCCCGGCCGGCCGAGGTCGCCCAGGTGCAAACCGAGCCGCAAATTATTCCCGCTCCGGTGACGCTGCATCCCGTGTCAAATCGGCCGGCAATTGCATCGGCGGTGTTGGGCAACACGGACTCAGATGGTGTGCGCATGCCGCCGGCGACGGCGCCGACGCTGCGCCTGGGCCAAATCAACGAGCGCCTGGCCCCCATTGCGCTGACGGTAGACGGCCTGATGCGTCTCGGCTTCGCGCCGGCCGCCACCGACAAGTCAGCCAAGCTGTATCACGAGGATTCGTTCCCGGCAATCTGTGCCGCCCTGGTCCGTCACATCAATGCAGTTCAAGCCAATGAGGTCGCAGCATGACACCCCAACACGCCAACGCACTGGTAGCGCAGTTCCTGCACGACGCCAGCGCCACCGAGTATCCGCACCTGGTCGACGCGGCCGACGTCTTCAGCGACGAGCCGTCCGACATCGAGATCGTCGACGCACTGGTCGAAGTGTTCGACCTGACCCACGACGAGATGATCGACCGGTTGCAGGGCCTGGACTTCAATGCGCTGCGCAGGGAAGTGATGGCGTAATGGCTAAGCGTACGTTTATTTTGGCTCACGATCAGGCTCGGCGTAACGCGCTGCGATTCATCGAGGAAGCGCCGGTCGGCTACTGCGTCACCGTGTCCGAGCCGACCCGTAACCTTGAGCAGAACGCCGCCATGTGGGCCATGTTGACCGACGTAAGCGAGCAGGTTGTATGGCACGGCCGGCGCTTGAGCCCGGAGTCGTGGAAGCACATCTTCTCGTCATCGCTGAAAAAGCAAGACGTGGTTCCGGGCCTTGATGGCGGTTTTGTTGTACTTGGCCAGTCCACCAGCAGCATGACCAAGCGCGAGATGTCAGACCTGCTGGAACTGATCCAGGCATTCGGCGCACAGCAAAACGTGCAGTTCAACCAAAACGAGAAAGAGACAGCATGAGCAACCGAGAATTCGAAACTACGGCAGGCTGGAAACTGGTGCCGCTGACCGCCACCAATGAAATGTGCGATGCGGCAGGCCTCCCAGTGAGCGGCAACTGGCGCCCGAGCGACGCTATCAAGGCTGAGGCAATCTACCGCGCAATGCTCGCCGCCGCTCCTACTCCTCCTGCATCGCAGAAATACGCTGTCGCCGGTACGCTGAAAGGCATTCTGTCGATGGCCGGCAAGATGATGGACGAGGATGGCGCAGAGCAGCCGACCGCGCCAGAAGAAATCGCAGGCGTGAACATTGCTCGACTTCTGCGCAACCTGGAAGAAACCAGCTACAACGAAGGCGCGATGGACTTGGCCTGCCGCCTGTCGGACTGCCATGCCGTCATCAAAGCGCTTCTCGCCGCTCCTGCTCCACTATCGCATCCGACCGGCGATCTGCCGCCGCTGCCCGAATACTTCGGAATTTCCGAGGCCGAGAAAGAGCGCGCCCACGCATATGCGGTCAACTACGCCCGCGCTGCGATTGCATTGCACATCGCAAGCCAGCCGACCGTCGATCTGACGGATGAGCAGATCATCGAAATCGCAGACAAAACACGCACTGCCGAAAGCCGCGACGGCGATTATATCCTGCCGATCAGCTTCGCCCGTGCCATCGCCCGCGCTGCGATTGCCGCATATCTGGCACGCCAAGCGAAAGCAGAGCAGCCGGCGACTGGCTTGGAAAGCGAGAACGAACTGATCAGCATGGCGCGCATGAAGCAGATCCGCGACGGCATCAGGCAACAGGACGGCATGGATGGCGATGACTGGGACTTCGCGCTTGTAAACGCTGTCGCTGCATCCCTGGCAAGACAGGCGCAGGGAGTACCGGAAGGCTGGCGCGAGTTTCTGGAAGATGTTTGCGAGTCTGGCAAGGACATGAACGGCTCCTGCTGGATTCCGCGCGCCAAAGCCCTTCTTGCCGAGGTCGCTCCTGCCGGCGCACAGAACGCCGAGGCAATCCGCAATCAGGCTCTGGAAGAAGCGGCGAAGCTCTGCGACGAGATCTGCTCGGACTATTGGGACCAGTACAAGGGACGCGGGAAGCACGCGCCCAACAATCCCAACCGCGCGAACTCCCACACAGAAGGTGTCGGTGACGGCGCCGATATGTGCTCGGACGCGATTCGCGCTCTCCAGACTGGATCAGCTAACACCCAGGAAGGCGGTGCATTCAGCAGTGAGGAAAGCAATGAATTGGCCGCTTACGGCATCGATTCCAGAAAGCTGGTGAAGATCGGCGAACTGCCGACGCAAAACGCCTGCGCCTACGAGGGGGATGATGGATCGAACTGCGAATGCGGCTGGCCGAAAAAGACCTGCCGTAACTATGCCCGCGCAGAGAAAGGACAGAACCATGGATAACCAGACCGAAGGCGTCGACATGGACAGCCTGACGCCAAACGAAGTTGCAGAGCACATCAAGGAAATCGCGCGCGACCTTGAAGATGAGGCAATCGAAATCGACGGTATGCTGGCTGACGACCTGATCTACAAGGCCAACGAACTGCGAGACATCGCCGATTCGCTCGTTCGCCGCGCAGAGCCGAGCGTTGCGGCAGGAGATGAGAGGACGCTGGATCTGTACGACGAAATCGAATGCGATCTGGCCTATCTGTTTGGGCGCGCATCGAATGAGGGCCATGAGGCTGGGCAGAAACTCGCGCAGCAGGTGAAGACAAAGATGCAGCGCGCCCGCGCCGCCCTCGCATCGCCCGCAGTCCCCGAAGGCTACAAGTTGGTGCCGCTGGAGCCGACGCTCGAGATGCAGCAGGCAGGTTTCGATACACCCGGCGCACACGGATACAACGCCAGCTATCGCGCGATGATCGAAGCGGCGCCCGCAGTCAGTCAGAAAGCCGTACCTGCCGAAGACGAAGACGATGAAGGCGAGTTTGAAGAGCCGGACCATGGCGAAACTGTGCTGCGCGTGCAAGAAGCCCTTGGCATCACCCGCACCGGCTGGGTATCTCCCGACGTCATCTTGCATCGGATCGAAGTATTGCAGCGCGCACGGGCCGCACAGCAGGCAGGAGCGGGGTATTGCGCCGACTGCAATAGCTGGGGCAGCGAACATCGGGATGGCTGCAAACGTCGGCCCGAGCGCTTTACCCCTGCGGCCACCACGGCAAGCGCGAAAGATCAGGCCAAAGCCGAGCACGTTGCGTGGCTCGACAAGGAAAGTGGTCGCGCCCAAGCAATAACCATGGCAAGCGCGAGCGGGGAGCAATGCCTTGATTGTTTCGGGACGGGCGTCTACCCCAGCAAAGAAACCTGCATTTCCTGCAAGGGGCTTGGCTTAGTCGAGTTGGAGACCCGCGCCACAGCACTCAGCCGGGATGCTGCGATGGACGAAGCGCTGCGCAAGATCAACGAAATCCGGAACAGCATCGTCGGCCTGAATACGCTGAATTGGTCCGAGCACGTATACCCGCTGGTTGCGGCACTTGATGCCGCTGGTTACGAGGGCATGGAATACCCCGAGGCACGCAAATACTATGGCACGTTGCTGGAGCGCGCAGTCAAGGCCGAGGATGCACTCGCCAAGCAGGGAGCTTCACATGCAGCGAATGCTGGCGAGGATACCGAGCGAGTCGAACACATCGAAGCGTGGCTTCAACGCAGCAAAGAACGCGGCTTCAAGTGGAATAGTTACGACTTCGTGACCGACAGGCCAGCGCGAGAGCAACTGGACGCAGCAATCGCCTCCAGCGCGGCACAGGAGGGGAAATGAGCAACGAACTGAAAGGCATCGGCATCAGCGATATGGAAATCGCGGGCATCATGGGTTGGCGCGGCCCCGGCGCTTACACCGAGGCGACGCTTCGCAAGATCAAGCGCGTTCTGGAAGAAGATCGTGGCCGCCGCACCGCTCCTTCCGCCCCTATGGGGGAAGAACTGCCGAAGTGGATCGACGACCACAAGGGCGCGGACCCGTTCATGGACGATGTGATTGCGTACATCGAGAGCATGCAAAGCCAGTGTGCCGCCCGTATCCGCCAGCTTGAGCGCGACCTGGCAGAGCGGAAGACGGCGAGCATCGGCGACGATCCCAAGTTCCGCGAACTTCTGTACGACGTGCGAGCCCTGTTCATTGGCGATGACCGCGAGGCTCTACGCACCCTCATCGCCTACATCGACGGTCGCCCTGCTGGAGCAGCAGAGGCATGGATCGACGTGAAAGACGAGTTGCCGCAGCCGGGAGAGCGTGTGCTGGTCTCACGTTACGCTGGCAGAGTCGCCAACGATGCGCATCCAGGCTACCCCGATAACGCGTGGATTGAGGTGTCTCAAATCCCGGAGCGCTTCGCCGGATTTCTGTGTGACCTGACCAGTACCGGCTATGTCACACACTGGAAACGAGTTGCCGCCCCAACACCTATGAACAGTGGGAAGGAGGAAGGCAATGGGTAAGGTCACGCAAACCATCACTATTTGCACTTGTGACCGCTGCGGCGCACAGCACAAGGAAGCCGACTACATGTCAGGGAATCAGTGGGGTCAGCTTTCACTTTCGTGGACTGGCGACAAGGGCGGCCGAGCGTATGACGGCAGTGCGGGCGGCATCAACCTGCTCGGCAAAGCGTGGCTTTGCCTATCCTGCACCGACGCATTCTTCGAGTTTATGGAGCCGGTCGCCACCAAGGAGGCATGAAATGGACATCGAAAAGGAGCGCAAGGGCGAAGTGCATCAGTTGCCAGTAGCCGGAACGTCGCACCGCGAGCCGCCAAAGCGCATCGTGCGCCCATGTGAGTACGGCCTGATGAACGTCGTGCACAGTATGGAGACGCAGATGGGCACCGTCGACGCCTACAACAAGCTGTGCGATGCGGCGGCGCGCCTCAAGGCAAAGATCGACGCCGGGGATGCCAGGGCATCGCATCCGATGTGGGCCACCGACCCGAAATACATCTATCCGCTGGACCATGCACCGAAAGGAACGAAATGACCGTAGACATCGACAAGCTGAAGGCGCTGGCACTGGCGGCATCCCCTGGACCATGGAGCACAGACGATCCTCATATTGTGTACTGCGAGGATGACAACGACATCATATATTTGGCCAATACTGCTGAGCTTGACACTGACTACAAAACGGCCATTTGCAACGCCTCCTACATCGCCGCTGCTTGCCCCGCTGCTGTGCTTGAACTGATCGCGGAGGTCGAGCGGCTGCGGGCGGATGCGAATAGGTATCGCTGGCTGCGCGACAAGGCCAACAGCCAACTGGGGCGTGCACCGATGGTCTTTAATTGCAACCCTGAAGATGCTCTCTGCTGGACTGACAGTTTGCACGGTGCGCGACTGGACGCCGTGATGGACGTGTTTGTCGACGCAGCTATCGAGAAGGAGAAAGCATGAGCGTGGACGCACTGAAGAACGTTCTCTTGGCAATAGCTGGTGAAGGGCTTGCACATGCAAACCAGACCATCGAGCGGCGCGACAAGCGCATTGCCGAACTTGAGGCCGAAGTCGAGCGGCTGCGCGCGGCCCAAACAAACAGTGCATTGAAATCTTCGAACAACTGCGCAGCTCCCGCAGCGGGAACGGTGGAGAAGGATGCGGTGATCGAGGCTGCGCGCAGGCTGGTGAAGGCTAAGGGCCGCTATCACACCGAGCAAAACTATCAGGCCCTGGTCGAGGCGCTGCGCAGTGCAAACTTGCTGCTGGCCGAAACGTTCATTAGCACTGGCAAAAAGATGACGCCGCGCGCAGCCGCTGTCAGCGCGCAGATCGAACAAGCCCTAACGGCATCCGACGAAGCCGAAGCGCACAACGCCCGGAGCCCGTCATGTGGGTCGTGACCGTGTGGCGGCTGATGTGGGAGATGTGATTTTCAAGATCGGAGATAGTACATGCAGGAAACGATGAAGGAACGCGGGCCAGACCGGCGACGAGGTGTGTCGTCGCACTTCAGCAGCCCGGTCAACGACAGACGACGCCCGAATTACGAACGCAGGGTTGGTCCTGCGCAGATGGTGCCGGGGCTGGTTCGACCAGGCGTTGGCGAGGCAATGCCGCCGAAGGAGCGCAGGCGGTATCTGGACGGCGGAATGGAATAATGGCTACGGCCATCAAACTGTAGGGAGTACGAATATGGAACAACTGCTTTATCGAGTCAGCACCGCAATGAAGCGCCTGGACGTCTGCCGTGCGACGATCTACCGCATGGCCGCCCGCGGCGAACTGGAACTGGTGCGGATCGGCCAGCGCGCCACGCGGATCACGGCCGAGAGCATCGAGCGCGCGATTGCCGCCGGCAAGGTGAAAAGCTGATCGGCTATTATTGCGCATTGTTGTATCTTTCTGACTCATCCGCAATTTGTAGCCAGATTTGTAGCTAGCGCAGTTTTCGGATGAGGCAGACCCCTTAAAACCCGCATGGATAGTGAGTTTTAGGATAAAAATGAAGATCGCCACTTTCAATCATCATTGGTCACTCTTATAATTTCTTCTGAGTACGTCATCCAGCAGTTCCCCCCTATGGCACGCCAATTTAATGTATCTTTCGTATCTTATTGGACGTCATTGGCGCGGCCGCAATTTGTAGCTAGATTTGTAGCTAGCTACGCCGACCGCGTCTAACTACAAATTTGAGGTGGAGCGATGGCGAAGCGCGGAACAAACCTGCTCAGTGACATCCAGATCCGCCGGTGGATAGCGGCCGGCGAACCAGTCGCAAAGTCCGATGGCGGCGGCCTGACGTTCACTCTGTCCAAAGCCGGGACTGCCTCATGGATACTGCGGTACATGCGCGAAGGTCGCGCGCGGGAGTTGACCATCGGGAATTACCCCGATATCAGTCTGGCGGCGGCGCGCAAGATGGCAAGCGAACACCGCGTCGCGGTCGACAAAGGACAGGATCCAGCGGCCGAAAAGCGCGCAGAGCGCCTGAAGTTGCGCGGAGCCTGGACCGTGCGCCGGCTGGCCGATGATTTGACTGCAAAGGTGCTTGACGCCGGCGAGCTAGCACCCGGGACCGTCAAGGCAAAGAAGTGGGATCTGGAAAAAGTGATCCTGCCGAAGCTCGGGCCTCTCGATGTTCAGTCGGTCATCGCCGAGGATATCGTCAGCATGCTCGAGCGATCCGGCCGCGGCTGGGTCATGCAGAAACGGATCTTGAGCACGACCACGCAATTGTTCGAGCACGCCATTGGCCGGCAGTTGATCAAGATCAGCCCAACGTCGGGGATCAAATTGGCAGCCCTGATGGGACCGCGCCCACCCATACGCAAGCGCGTCATGCTCCAGGAAGACGAGCTGCGCAAGTTACTCTCGTCCGTCGGCGATATCGGCGACGAGAATGGGCTGGCACTGAAAATCATGCTGGCGACCTGCGTCCGTACCATTGAACTCGTCAAGGCGCGGTGGGAACATATCGACTTCGACCGCGGCACCTGGTTCGTGCCCGACGAGTCCGTAAAGACCCGGGTCGGCTTTCTGGTCCCGATCACCCCGACCGTTGCTGGATGGTTCAAGGAACTGGAGCGGCTCGCCGGCGGCTCGCCGTGGGTATTGCCGGCCAGGGATGACCGCCGGGCTGGCCAACACGTCGGCCGGTCGACACTATCGGCCGCCCTGTATCGCGCCTTCGAGCGGGGCGCCCTGCAGACACGCAAGTTCACGCCGCACGACACCCGTAGCACCGCGAAGGGTCACATGCGCAACCTCGGCGTGTCGCGTGAAATCTCCGAGATCGCCTTGAACCACACTCTCAAGGGTATGGAAGCTGTCTACGACGTGCGCGACGAAATCCCGGAGCGGCGCCAGGCGCTCGAGCTATGGGCATCGTTCCTCGTCGCGTGCGAGAAGGGTCTGCCCTGGAACGTCGTCCCGCTGAAGGGGTCGCCCAGGGCCGCCTAATCGGAGCCGACCAGCCGCACCGACCATTCCTGCACATACTCGGCGCCGTCGTCGGCCTGCTCAGTACCGTAAAAGAGCATGCCCGTCATCGTCATGGTGATCAACTGGGCGTTTTGAAGCTCAGGGATGAGCGGTTTCCGTTGTTGGTCGTTTGGGTCGTACAGCTTGGCTTGTGGCCGGAACCCAACAATCGCTACCGCCATTTCACCACGAACGCCGGTGCTGGCGGATATCTCGCGGTCTGCCAGGCGCCGGCCGCGCTGTCGAAGTCGTTTGACGATGCTGTACATTTAAACAGTATAGCAGCGTGCGCGATCTCAACGTCAGGCGCCGGCGCGTCCGTATTATGCCGGCATGATCGAACGTATTGACCTCATCACGGCCGCCAGGATCGACGCCATCCTCATCCTCCTACCATTCATAGGGTGGCTGGAGGCGTCATGCACGCTTGCGGCCAACGGTGTGCCGGCCGACGTCGCAGCCCGCGTATTGGCCCTGCCGATGGCCCGGCGCCGGATCGATATCACGGCACTTGCAGCATCTCCGGAGTGACCGTGTTTCGGCAGACCTGACCAAAGTCCGTATGGTAAGTGATAGCCGTGCATTGCCGATCGCTCATCCAGCCGCCGCGTGCCGCGTAGGCATCGCGAGTCGCCAAAGTCGAGTGCTGCACGACAGACATACCGGAATGCTCTTTCTCCTCGAAATGGTGGCGGTGGCCCGTGTGAGCATATCTGCGCGTCGTATCGCCCCACACCTTCGGGAACTGCGCGGCAAACAATAGCGGAAGTTGGTCGTTCTTTCTCAGATGGCCGTGATGCCACGCTAACATGGTCTTGCCGTGCTGATAGACATAATACGGAAGCTCCGAATCGATGACTTCGACCCGTGGCTCGTTCTCGTACAGCGCCTTGAACATCGCGCGCAACCAAACAGAGCTGGCCAGGTCGTGGTTTCCCTCTGCCATGAGCACGACGACACGCTCATGCTTCAGCAGCGCGAAGCCGACCACGCGGCGCAGGATCCGGATTGCAGTCTGCACGACCTTCGAGAAGCGGCCGTCTTGGTCCAAAATGTGACCGGAGGTGGGCGTTCTGCCTTCAATCAGACCCATGCCGTCTGAGTGCAGAAAATCCCCTAGTTGGGCAACAATTCCTACCCGGGCTGCCGGACTTGCATTGACCATGTGCTCGAAGCAGCCGACCAGAGTTCGCTCGGCGATCGATAGATCCCAATCACCGTTCGGGTCCAGGTTCTCGCGGTGCCAACACATGGCGCCGACGTGGCTATCGGTCAGGGTATAGACGCTGGCCAGCTTCGCATCGGTCAGCGCCGGCGCCTTCATCGGTTCTGCGCGCGGGAGTTCCTCGACCATGGCGGCTACGGCGGCCCGCATGATCTCGCGCTGGCGCTCCTGGTCGATCGCCGACTTGACCCACTGCCCCGATGGCTTGCCCTCCTTGTCGTAATACGTCGACACGCCTTTCACGAAGAACCCATCAGGCACAACGTGTGCCATGTCGTGCGCCGGCGAGTATCCCTGACGCGCGGCGGCTCTGTCGATGCGGTCAAGGGCGGAGCAAATCGTGCCCTTGCTCACACCCAGCGCACGCGATGCTGGCCGGATGCCACCGTGCTCAATCACGGCGTCGAGGTATCGTGCCTGCTGCGGCGTGGCGAATTGACGCAGCTGCGGGTCGTACTTGCGTGCTTCGGACATGCTTTCCTCACGAGTTGATGCGTGCCTGTACAAGCGCGAGCAATTCCGCATCGGTGGCTGTTGCGCGGATATCGTCGGCCCAAACGGGCACGGCGCCGCGAGTTGCAGTCTTGACGACGTAAAAGAGCGCGCCCGGCTCGGAGGCGAAGGCGCGCATCTTCTGTAGAAGCTCGTCCATGGCTATTTCTGGGGCGAGTCACCCGGCGGGTTCTTGGGCCACGCTTCGATCAGGGTTCGTTTCTCTGAGTTGATGCGCTCAGTTTCCTCCGCCAACTCTCGACGTCGTCCTGCGCACTCCTCAAGAAGCTGCCCGTAGGTGCTGGAGAGCGCACGTAGGGTATCGGCGGAATAGTTGGGCACTGCGCCGTTGATCTTGGCGACGGCGTCGCGCAGGCTGCCAGCAGCAGCGGCAGAGGTAGCAGCCAGGCTGCGGATAGTTTCTTCACGTTTAGCTCCCTCGGTTGCGGCGGTATCGCGCTGAGCACGCCAGTCGTCGGTCTGCGCACGCGCGGCCTCCTTGTCCTTGGCGATTTGCTGATCCCATTCGGCGCGGACTTCCTGGCGGCCGATCTCGCGCTCATGCTCGAGAACCTGGTGCGCCCCATACACCACGCCGGCGGCCAGCGCGCCGAATACCAAGATCTCGAACGCGAGCTTGTACGGCGCCAGCCGCAGGAGTAAGGCGGCGATCATCGACGCGCCCATCCATCAGGCAGGCATGTCGCTACCGCGTAGACGACCACAACCCCGGCCACGATGGCGCCGATGGCCATCCCAAGGAAAAATGACGATTCGGTGCTCATCTCAGCCCCTTCATGCAAAGTTCCCGCTCCCGCTGTCGACGCTTCGTCAGCCCCAGCACCTCCCGGCCGCCGACCCGGTTCCACAGCAGCAGCGCGTTACAGGCGCCGACCATGTCGCCGATGTTCGTCTTGCGCGCCATGCTGCTCGAGCAGAAGTTGGCGACGCCGATGTTGTACGCCGCGTCCACGAAGGCGATCTTCTGGCTGTCGGTCAGGCGCTCGAGCGGGATGCACTTGGCGATGCCGGCCGCGTGCCGTTCAAGGTCGCGGTCCAACTGAGCGGCGCACTCGGCAGGCGTGTACGTCCTTCCCCATTGCGCGTTCTCAGTCGCGCCGGTGCAGTAGGTCAGGACGCCACCCATGTCGCGGTAGGTGGTGAGCTTCGTCCCTTCCTGCGCTGGCGTGAACAGCAGCAGGCCGGCAGCAGCAGCGGCGCCGACGAACGCAGCCAGGCCGCGCCTGCCGGGTCTATTTTCCAGTGCCATTCGAGAGCTCCGTCTGCGCCAGCACCCGCGCGCCAGTTGCTGCGATCGAGACGCACGCTGCTATGCCGGCGAACACCCCGGGCCGGATGGATTCCGGCTGCACCAGTTGCACGACCAGTTCGGCCGCGCCGAAGATCACTGCGGCGATGTTGAATTTGACCGACCATGCTTTGCGCAGGATGGTCTGCCAGTCCTCGACGAGAGAAATGTTCATGCCCTACCCCTTGAACAAGTGCTGCACCAGCCACGTCACGAGGCCGCCGACAGCCGAAGCCGCGCCGCCAATGACCATCAGCGTTTTCCACCCGCCCCGAGCTTCGGAAAGAGTGAGCAGCACCTGATCCAATTTTTCGGTCAGTTGCTGATTGCTCTCTTCAAGGCGCGCTGTACTTGCGGAGAGATGAGCGACTTGAACTTCGAGCCGGGCGATGTCGATGCGGGCCTGAGACAGCGCCTCGGAGTGGTTGATATCAGTCACGGTGAGCCCGTAAAAAAGCCCGCATGTGCGGGCGGGTTGAGGGGAAGCGTTTGCCAGTCTGCGCCGGCTCGGTAGATGCGACGGTTAAGGCCGGGGTTAGGCGAGCGTGACGCCTTTCCAAGCTCCGTTATAGACCCAGAGCTTGTTATTCGTGGTGTCGTAGACCATAGCAGCAGTACCAGTCGGGATCCCGGCAGGGGTTCCCGTTGGAGTGCCGGCGCAAGTTGGGATGCAGGTAAAGCCGCCCGTCGCCGAGGTGGATAGCGCGGCCCCGCCGCCATTCAACACGACATTACCTGGAGTGCCAGTGCCAGTCTTGGCTCCCGGCGTCAGGATGATGTCGCCACCATCCTTATTGGTGCCCACGCCAGCCGCGGCGGTAAGGTTGACGGAGCCGCCCTTGCCATTGGTGGGAGCACCTCCGTTGATGTTCACGGCGCCGCCGGCAACGCTAGTCGCACTGGTTCCACCAGCCGTGATCGTAACGGCCCCAGCAAAGCCGGACGTTGACGTACCCGCTTGAATCGTAACGTTACCGCCCGTACCACTCCCGGTGTCACCCGCCTGAAGGGTTGCATTCCCGCCGCGATTCGCGCCTTTGCCTACCCCGCCCAGGAGGCTAACGTCACCGCCTCGCACCGTGGAAGACGAGGACGACCCGCCTGTGATGGTAACAGCCCCACCGATGGAGTTGGACGAAGCCCCGGTCGCCCCGCCAGTGATAGTGATCGCACCACCATTGCCATTGTCGCCACCGGTACCGCCAGTTAGCGACAGGGCTCCGCCAGTTTGGAACCCATCTCCAGTGCCTGCGGTGACCGATAGTGCTCGTCCTGTAAGATTGCTACCAGAACCCACGCTCGGCACGGCGATCGATGCGGCGGTGGTGGAAGACCCGAGGTACAGAATGTTGTTGGTCTTATCCCATGTGAAGGTCGAAGAGCCGCCGAATGCACCACTGTCGTTGAACTGCACTTGGGTAGTCGAGCCGCCTGGCGTGCCGCCCCCGCCAGAAGAACCTGCCCCGCCGCGCTGCGTAAAGTAGTTCGTTCCGTCGCTGACAATGCGCGCACCCTGCCCGGTCGTAAATGTCAGCGTGGCCGCGCCGTCAATAGTGGAGGTGGTCGGCGTGATGGTCAGCGTCCCGGCGCCGCGGTTCTGGACGTCCATCCACCAGTTCGCCGCAAAGTTTCCGCCGCTTCCCGCCTGCGGCAAAGTGCCAGCAATCGATGACGCGTTCGTATGTGTAACCAGCTTGCCGCCGTCGCCGTTCACGTAGGTGTAAGTCGTCCCGGTCTGCGCATTGACGGCCTCGCCGAAGACTGCATACAATGTATCGAAATACGTTTTCAGCGTGGCCTTTATATTCGCCCAGCTGAGTTTCTTCAGGATGTTGCTGGCCGCGCTGTCCATCAGGCCGACGTAATCGGCGTCGACCGGCGTCGTCTTGGCAGTGGCGCCGTTGATCAGGGCGCCGATGGTTGTCGTAGTTTCATCGCCGGTATTGGTGCCAGCCAGCGTGAGCCCGCTGTCCTTGATGATCTTGCCTGTCGAGCCGTTGAACAGCGCAACATGGCCGTCTGTAGCGGAGGCTGGCCCAGTCACGGCGCCGTCGATGTTCTCCTGGACGATGTTCCAACTGGAGCCGACGGTGGCCTGGTTACCGCTCGCTGCCGTCGACGTGCAATACATCGTGTCGCCGACTTCGACGTTCACACCCGAGGAGCCGCCGATCTTGCCGGCGACACTGACCTTGTAGACCGCGCCGGCGTTGGCCGCCGGGTAGTTCGGGTTGGCGGAGCAGTCGATAGTACCCTGGAACACCATGACGCCGGCAGCGCCGCCGGTTACTACGCCGTCGATGTATGCCTTTACCGCCTTCTGCGTGGCGACGCGGGTATCGCTGTTCGCAGACAGCGACGTGTCGGTATCGCGCGTGAGAAGCCCTGCGGTGCCGCTGCCCGTGAAGTATGGGATCTGGTCGGCCGCCGAGGTGAGGCTGGCCAGCGCCGCCAGTTCGGCGTCATAGGCTTGTACGTCGGAGCCGATTGCCAGCCCGAGCGCCGTGCGCGCTGCGCTGGCACTGGTGCCGCCCGTGCCGCCGTTGGCGATCGGCAGCGCCGTGCCGGAATAGCTCAGTGCGAGCGTGCCGGAGCTGGTGACGGGCGACCCGGACACCGACAGGAAGCTTGGAGCCGACAGGCCCACGCTGGTGACGCTGCCGGCACCGATGCCACCGGGCGTCACCACCTGGAATACATCAGTACCATCTTGGCCGAGCAGAGCTGTGGCTCCTGTCGCCACCGCAACCCCGGCACCGGTGGCACCCTTGACGGTCAGCGTGTGCGCGCCACTGGTGTTGTTGGTGACGATCCACAGCCGCGGCGCTGCGCCGAGCGGGACGATGACGTTGATGTCGGCCGTGATCGCGCCGGTGAAGTTGTGCAGGGTATTGTTGGCCTCGACATCGGTCAACGTCACATCGACACCGCCGGCCACGCTCTTGCTCAAGCGGCCGGTCTGCCAGACGCGCGCCAGGCTGCCGGCGACTGCGGCGGTTTCGCCTGCCTCCAGGCGGTCGTCCAGCTTCGTGTAGGTGGCGCCGAGTGCGGTACTGACCTGTGCTGCGATGTCGTCTGCCGCGCCCCACACGATCGGCGCAATGCGGGTGATCGCGCCAAAGGCCGAGCCGGTCCACACGACGGAGTACAGGTCTTCAGCGCCGGCCGTCGCGCTGCGCACCGGTGCACCGGTATTGTCCGCGTAGATGTAGTACGTGGCCGACGACAGGCCGGTAAAGGGCAGCGTGGCCGGCGTGAGATTTTGCACCACCGTTGGAATGGACGGCTTCCACTGAAAGCCCGCGTCGACCGTCAGCGTATCGCCGCTGCCGCTCATGGCATAGCTCTCCACGCCGACGATTGCGGCCGTCGGCCCGAACAGTGCGTAGAAGGCTGCTCCCGGCCCCGATGCGGCAGCAATCTGGCCGGCGAGGTTATTCTCCAGCGCGTCGACCGCCGCCTTGATGTTGGCGTAGTTCGCGTTGTGCTTTGAGATGTAATTGGTGTCGCCGTTGGAAAACGTCTGCAGTTCGTTCATGCTGTAACCCTGATCAAAGTCGTGCCCTGATAAATTGCGATTGACCCGTAAGCGGCCGTGCCGTACCCACCGAAGTTGACCAGGTCGCCATAAGCGATCGGGATGGAGCTGATCGACAGGTCTTCGATCACGCCGAAGGTGAAGTCTTCAAGGTCCACCGGAACCCGGATGTACGTGCCGGGCATCTGTTTTGAAAAACCGATGATCTCGTAGCGCCCCGAGGCGGATCGCCGAAGCCGCACGGCCGCCCCAACGTCGGCGTACACGACATCCATGTTGCCGCGGGCGATCGGTACGTCATGCAGCACGGAGCCCTGTGTGCCGACGTTGAGCAGGTTTGTGCTCTGGTCGTTGCCCTGCTGATTCGTGATGCCGATGTCGACGTCGCACGCGTAGGTTGTCGAAAGGCCGTCCGTCACGCTCAAGGTCGGGCGTGTAAGCACTTTTCCGTCCAACTCCTGCTGCATGTCACGCTGTTGGGCGTCGATGAGATATGTCAGTAGGGTCATCGTCTAGCACCTGAAGCCAGTGATATCGAGGGTGGCCGGCGCACCGATGGACAGGTCGCGCGCGTAATCCGTGACGTAGACGCGACTCCCATCCTTGAGTGCGATGATGTCGCCGCGCTCGATGCGGGGATCGTCGACGATCGAAATGTTGTACGAGCTCGCCGATCGATACGCGTAGATCAACTCACGGACGGCGAAGCCCTCGGACTGCTGCTGGTTCATCACGAAGTCGTTCTCGATCTCCGCGACGTTGATCTCCCAGTCCTGCACGGTTTTCCCGTATGCGGTCGTGGTATTCCGGGCGTGCACCATGTCGTATGGCGTGCCCCATATTTCATAGACACCGGTCCCGATCGACATCATCGTCAAGAACAGCACGACGTCGGCAACCGCTTCTACCTTGCGACCGATCGGGATCGTAAAGCTGCCAAACGACACCACGCCATCTGGAATGTTGTGAGCCGCAACCTTGGCGGCAATGGCGGCAGTGGCGAGCCCTGGAACCCATGCATAAGTCGTGAGCACGATCTGGCCTCCGGTGATGCTCTTCTGGCTGTAATCCTCGCTGCACACTGGCAGCAAACCGGCGTTCGCGGACTGCCGCACGACCATGTGCGTATTGCGCGCGCGCTGCGTCCCGTCCTGGCTGAACGTGACGTCGCGCTCCAGCTTCAGCTTGAAGAAGCCAGCCGTCATCGTCGCTCTGTCGAGCATGCGGTCCTGCTGGGATACCTCGGTTAAGTTCGGGTCAAGCCACTTGATTTTCACTTCGGTCACAGGTGATCGGGATTTCGAGCCGTTCACGCTCAGCAATCGAGTGTTGTCGCTCAATGTGATGTCCGCGGCGCGCGTCGTGTCGCGCGAGATCGCCTTGAACCGGCCGCGCGCATCGACGTACGGTTCAAGCCCCGAAGGCTGCATCAGCACCGTGAACATCTGCCACGGCGGCAGGTCTGCCAGCTGGGTGTTCGAATGCACCGTGTATCCCGGGATGTTCAGCGTGCCGATCTCGAGATCCGTGACGCCGATCCCGTGGCATATCTGACGGGCGATATAGTCCAACGGCGTCGAAACGGGATAGATGTCGGTCAGGCGCCGGGTTTCCCGCCACAGCGGCGTTGCATCACGCGACCGCGCAACCACCGTCATCGACTTCTGGCCCGACGACAGCCGAAAATCGTTGATGGCCTGGATAATGCCAATCCAGAAGCTGCGGCCTTCGAGCCGGATTTCGAGAACCTGCCCATACTTCGGCTGATTGGCGCCATACAGTTCGTCGTGCCATGCCAGTCCGACCGATACCTCCCCGGGCGACTGGCGCACCGAGGCGCAAAACTGCGTGATCTCCATCGGATCCAGCGATGCGCCCTGCAGCACGTCAAGCGGGCTGGCCGTATGGACGAAAACCGTCGTTGTCCGCACGCTGTCGAGCGGATAAGGTGCCCATGTCACATCCATGCTTAATCCACGTTTGCGGTTGCGGTCACGTCGCTCGATCCGGCGTCGTTGCCACTCAGGTTGATCTTCACGTAGCCGTAGGAGTCCGTTACCTGCACGCCGTTCACGATGACGCCAGGCGTAGTCGCCGTAACGGTAATCGGCAGGCTAGGAATGGCCTCGCCGGCATCGCCCACGGCGCGCATCAGCATTGGGACCGTGCGCCCCTTGCGCGGTGGCTTGAGCGGAATCGGCTTGGTGATATTGGTTGCGATCGGCACCGGATAAAATCCGACAATCGAATTCGGAGACGAGCCGTCAGGATTTGCCACGTCGACGAAATTGAATGCCAGGAGGCGGCGCAAGATCGGATCCCATGCATAGGTCACCTTGAATGGGTCGGCCGCTCCCGCCAGCGGTGTTCGCGTTGTCGAGATAATTTCGCCAGTGGTGTAATCCACCACATTCATGATGCCATCGGAGCAGATCACGAAGCAGCGACGGTCATCTTCCTGCATGATCTGACTCACCGGACCGGATACCCAAATGCGGCGAATCAAGGCTCCGGTCTTGAGGTCATTGACAAGGATATAGAGCTCTTCCTGACCTGCCGGATACCCGGACATCACGATCAAGCCGCGCGCTCGGTCGACCATCGGGTGAATGATGCCGTGAAATGTCTGATCCGCCGGAATTTCGAAGAAATCGGGTGCAATCGTCTGCAAAACGACATGCGTCGTCTGGTCCAGTTCACTCAGATAGCCATTGCGCGTGCTCCACAATGACCCATCCAGGCTTTGCACAATCTCGCCCACCTCCGCATCGCCGATATAGTCCCCGTATCCGATGAGCGCGCCGGTTGCGCCGTCGAACTTGATCGTTTGCCCGAAAAGTGCATCGTAGATGTTGTTGCTGATCACATTCAGCGTGATCGTTGTCGGACTGGCTGCCGTGGCCTCCTTACTCACGAACATCGCGTTGACGATATAGAACTCCTCACCATAGATGCGTGGCGGCGTCGTGAAATAGGCATATAGCGGCGGATAGATCACCTGACCGAACGTGCCGGTTAGCGTCGGATCGTCCGGCTTGCGGTACGGCACTGGGGCCTGAAAGATTTGCTTGTACATCAGAATTCCACGCTTGCCTGAATGGTGGGCGACGATCCGCTGGAAAGGGGCGCGATATAGCCAACGTAGGCGTAGCCATCCGCATCCGTAGTTGACTGCGTTACAGTCAAAGCGCCGGGACCACCGGTGATCGACCACGAGATCAATTCGCCCTCGCACGGCTCGCCGTCGGCGCCCAGCAATCGAACCAGAACCTGCGAGACCTTGCCCTTGACGAGCGATGGCGCGGCCACGGGATTGCTCAGGCTGTCTGGCCGGACGGCATTGGCCCAAACCGTTACTTCCCAATCTGCGCCTGGGACCGTATAGCCAATGTAGATATCGAATTTCGGGCTGTACCAGGCGCCGACGTTAGAGCCGATGCGTGCAACTGGCCGGACGACCTGCTGCTTCGCGACCACGTCGTAGAAAAGGATTGCGCCGCTTTGGTAGATGAGGCAAACAACTGCCGGCTCTGTCGTGCGCGATACAGTGGGCGTACCCAAGTAAAGCAGGGAATCCGGTCCAGCAGTCAGGTTCGCCTCAAGAAACCAGTCTGAATCGCTGCCGTCAATTGCACGCTTCTTGACCTGCGTTCCCCAGATCGATATGACCCTATCGAGAGCCCTGATCTGAGGGCGGAAAAAGCCAGCCGCCAAAATGCCGGTGCTCTGTGCGATCAACTTGTCGGCATAGACTCCGCTCTGCTTATCAAGGCTGTAGAGCAGCCCAACCAGATCCCCGGTCACTGGATCTGTAGTGAAGTCGTAGAGCGCCCATTCACCACGCCCGGAGACGTCAAGAACGATCCACCCATGCGACCTTCCGCGCGCTCCGGACGTTCCATCAAGTTGGGTGATGAAATAATTCGGACCATATCCGGACACGTCACTGGTGATCGATCCGAAGCCAATCTCATCGTCCCAGAATATGCCTGCATTGCTCCATGGTTTCGAAGAGCGGTTGTCGGCGCCAACCCGCGCCACGGTATTTGGACCAGCGAGGAGTTCCATCATGTCAGACACGCCCCGCAATCTTCATGCGCAGCACGATCGGGCCGCGAACCCAGCCCTGGTGCGCGAGTGACGACAGGGTGATTTCCTTGCCGCCGGCCGTCAGCGCGAGCAGGATGACCTTGAAACCCAGATTGCTCGTGTAGGTCGGATACCACTCGACATAGGCAAGCGATGGATCGACCGGATTCATCCAGAATGCCATCAGGGCGCGCACGAGCGACAATTCGCCGGCCACCGGCTGCGTCCAGCGTTCCTCCACCGTGACGTCGCGCAAATTTCCGACGAAAAGCGTGTTCGCAGATCCGAGCAGCGTCTTCGTGCTCGCCCAGATCGGCGCCACGATGACATCGCCGTCGATGTTGGTCCATTCATCCGGCCCGCGCACGTAATCGTATGTGCCGAGCGACGGATGAACCAGGCGCCCGCGGCCATTGGGCGCACTTACGGCCGGCAGCACGGTCAGCTGCACCGAATCGACGGCCGTAGCTCCGTCGCCGACCGCGATAGTCGCCGAACTGGTCAGAGTCGTCATTGGAAATCCCTAAATGCCATGCGTTACTTCGATCATTACGACGTCGCCCACGGTGCCGGGCGTGTAGATGGCGTGAGCGTGGCCGCCGGCGTCCGTATAGGCCTCCACTGGCTCCAGTAGGCCGCTTCCGGTCAGCGTCCATTCGACGGCGACGTTCGGCGGCCCGGTAAAGACCAGCAGCGACGTCGCGTCGACGGCGACGTTTGGTGGGTAGGCTGAAATCGTCATCGGTGCGCCATTTGTCGAGCGAGCTCCCCGTCCAGCCAGTCAGAAAGCTTCATGTGGATGGCGTCGGGATGAATTTGCAGCGTGACCGGAGGTGGTGCACTCTGCTGCTCGCCCGGCTTGAGCGAACGAAGCCGCTCGGCGTCGTATTTCGGAACAACCATCTCGCCCTGATGGATCTGCGCGATCATGTCCTGCGGCACGTTGTCAGTGCCGACATCCAAGTGGAACATCCCGGAAAAAAAGTTACCGACAGCGTCCAAAAAGCCGCCGCCAGAGCCTCCGCCGGCTGCGGCACCACTCGCACCGGAGCCCGACGACTTACCGCCAAACAGGCCGCTAAATAGATCGCCAAGCATGCCTCCACCAGAGCCGATACCTCCCTCACCGAACAGCGACTTGAACAGGCTCTTGCCAAGCTGCTCGGAAATCAGCTTGGTGAACGTCGACTTGATGCTCTCGCCAAATTCCTTGAAGGCGTTTGCTCCCGACTTGGAGCCGCTGATCACGCTGTTGAAGAAGTTCTCAAATCCACCCTGGAGGCTGCCGTCGAGCGTATCCTTGGCGCGCATCAGTTCCGGGTTCATCTCGGAGAGAACCGAGTCATTCTTCGTCTTCGCCAGGTCAAGCGTCTTCAGGCGCTGGTCCTTCACGGCTTGCGGCGCGTCCGATGCCTGGATCAGCGCGCGCTCCTTGGCAATCAGCTCGTCGAGCTGGCGTGCTTCCTGCTGCCGGAGGGCGAAAATCTTCTGTTCTGCAGCGAATTTGGTGAGGTTGCCCGATTTGACCTGCGCATCGACCGCGGCTTCCTTGGTCTGCGTTTCCTCGTGCACCTTCTTGACCGCGTCGCCGTACGCTTCCCAGGCGGCTGTCAGCTTGGCTGTATCGATGGCTTGCTGTGCGAGTTTCGCATGCTCCGTGTCGCCATTGAGCAGGTATTCCTTCTTGTCCTTTTCGAGTCGCTGGACTTCGCGCGCGAGCGCGGCCTGATTCCGCTTGCCTTCCGCCTGCAGTTGCTGGGCTTCGAGCTGCAAGCCCCTCTCTTTCAGCGCATTGAGGTCTTTCTCGCGCTGGACCTCGACCGATTTTTCGTTGTCATCCCGGTCGCGCTTGCGCAGCGTGATTTCGGTCTCGGCGCGGTTCACGCCGGCCTTGTCGCCCTGCCGCTTATACGCCGCCTTTTCGCGCTCGAGCTCTTTGATCTGCGCGTCGACGCTCTTGCGCATCGTGGCCAGCTTGTCGTCGTAGTACTCGTTGATGGAGATCTTGTTGGCTTTGTAGAGCTCGTCCTCGGCCTTCATGTGTCGGGCGAGCCCATCCTCTTCGAGACGCAGGTCGTTCTTGGCGTCATCGAGGCTGGCGTCGTAGTTGGCGAATCGGCCGCGCTTCTTGCCGCTACCGAGCAAGCCGGTAGACTCCTCCTTGTTGTCCGCCAACTGCTTCGCGATTGCCTTTTCGCGCTTGATCTTCTCTTCGACGGCGCGCGCTGCCGGCGACACTTCTTCGCCGCGGTCCCAGTCGCCCGATGCGCCGCCAGTCTGAGCCGCACTCACCGGTTTCGGCCCAAAGCCCAATTTACCCTGCTTCTGGGTACTCGAGCGGTTGTTCGCCTCGATTTGGGCGTCGGCAGCGTCCTTCGATAGAAAGCCGAAGTATTCCTTGGTGCGAACCCACATATTCCGGAACGAGGTTGCGACCTTATCGGACAGCGATGAAGCCCAGTCGCCGACCGAATGACCAAACACTTCCAGCTTCGAGATCCAGTCACCAAGACCAGCATCCCAGATCAGCAGCACGACGCCGATCGGGCCAGCCAGGCGCAACAACCACTTGAGGATCATCGGGATCGCAGCCGCGATGAACCCGCCGACCGTCCTGACCACCGCGCCGAACCCGCCGAACGACTCTGCGGTTACACCAAGGACCGTGCCAAGCGGGCCAAACAGGCGAGTTGCGCCAGCGATCATGAGAGAAATGCTGCCCAGACCTCCGGCGAGGCCAATGATGAAGCCAAACACCGGATGATCCTGGCTTAGATGCCCAAGCACCTCGAGAATCTTGGTGAACCCTTCCAGCAACGGATTCAGCACCGGCAAAAGCGTGGTGCCGATCGCAATGGCGAGATCATTGATGGTCTTGTGGAATCGCTCCCAGTTCGCAGCGGACAGTTTTTCACCGTTCGCGACTTGCTGATCCTTGCCGGCGGTCTTGGTGATGTTGTCCGAATCCTTCTCGATAAGATCCTTCTTCGACAGCAACTGAAACGCGGCTTCCGACGCGTTGCGGTTCGGGAACAGTACGTCGGTCTTGGCCTTGATCTCGGTAATGTCGTCCATGTTCACGCCGGCGGCGACCAGTGCCGGACGCAGATATTCATCGACCCAGCGCTTGAAGTTTTTGCCAGCGATCTCAGTACCGGCGATGGCGCCAGCCTGGATACTGGTCACGCGGTTCGTGTTCTCATTGATGTTGACCTTGTCCGGGTCGACGAGGCCGAGCTTCAGCCACTCGTCGCGGTTCTTGGTCGTAATCGCGTTGGCCTTGGTGATGCTGTTGACGAACGAGGTCAGCATCGTGCCGACCGTGCCGCCAGTGCCGCCGCCGCGCGTGTCCTGCTCGATCATAGCGGCGAACGTCACCAGCGCCTGGTCGTCCATCGTGCGGCCGAGACCGCCCTTCGCATACGTCAGGTTGCCGAACAGGTTGTTCGGGTTCACGCGGCCCTGCGTGGCGGCGACGATCTTGGTGACGAGATCCTGCTGTGCGGCCATCGCGGCCGGGTCCATCGTGACGCCGCGGCCCTCGAGGAACTTGGCGAAGTTCAGTGTGCCCTGCTCGTCCAGCTTTTTACCGCTCGGCATGGACAGGTTGATGGCGAAGACGGATTGTGCAAAGCCTTTCAGCCCTTCTGCCGCTTCGTGCGCGCTGCCGGTGGCGTTGCGCAAGTCGATTGCCATCTCCAGCAGTTCGTTTTGGTCGAACTGGTGAAAATCACGGCCGGTCTGGCGAACCGACTTGTGGATCGCCTCAGATTCCGCCGGCGACAGGTTCATGTTGCGCAGGCGGTTGTCCGTGCGCTCGTACTCGGCAGCCTGCTCGATCGAGCTTTTCAGGCCCTTCTCGATCTTAAAAGCCGCCCATAGCTCGCTCATGCCACGGATCGACGCGGCAAGTGCGTTCACATGAGTGCCTGCGCCCTGTGCGCCAGTGCCGACGCCATCCATTGCGGCGTTGGCTTCGGCGCTAGCAGCCGCCGCCGCGCTGCCCATACGGGCAAAGCCAGCCGTAGTCACCCCGAGTTGGCCGACAATGCGCTCGAGCGACAGCGACAGCGCCGCCATCGTGGTTTCCAGGCGCGCGGTTTCGCCCGCAGCCGTATTGGCCTGCGCGCCAACGGCACCCAGTTCAGACGCGGCGGCGGCGGAATTCGACTTGATCAGGCCCAGCGAGGCGCCAAGCGCATCCATGCCGGCCGAGAGCCCAGCGAGCTTACTTGCGACACCACTGACTGCCTGCTCCAGCGCCTCAAGCGTCGACATGAATGCCTTGACCGGCGCACTCGCGGTGTCGACCAGGTTCAACCGCATTTCAATGTTCATGGATGCCATGGGCGCTCACTCTGTTGTGTTATCGTTTAATAAATGGCCGCTCTTGCAAACATCGGCAGCACCGTTGTCTGGCTATCTGTTGCCGGATGGATCCTGTACGCCATCTATCCGGCGTGGCCGCTGATAGATATCGCGATCGCGGCCTGTCTATCGCGGGCAGTTTGGGTAAAAGTGCGTGAGCAACTGCAAAGGAAAGATCAGTTTTTGCGCACGAGCGATGTTTCGACACTTTCGCCGCTCGCATATGAGGATTACTGTGCCGTGGTATTGCGTGACGCAGGCTGGCGCACGCATACGACGCCGTTGCAGGACCAGGGCGTCGACGTGCTCGCAAATATGCGGGGAGTAAAAGCGGTAATTCAGTGCAAGATGTACTCACACCCGGTTGGAAACAGGGCAGTACAGGAAGTTGTGGCTGGCCGCCTGCACTACGGCGCCGACATCGCGGTCGTCGTCAGCCCGGCGCCGTACACGCGGTCAGCGCGAGAGCTCGCAGCGAGCACGCGAGTGCTGCTGCTTCATCACGACCAACTTCCGATGCTAGAGAGGATTGCGAAAATCCGCTGAAACTCAAAATTTCCTGCTTTTAACCTTGACGACCTTACACATGCCCTTAGTCACAATGGCGCTTTTCGAGTCATCCCAATTCTGTAGTGTCTCCATCCCGCGCTCGGAAAGCTCGGATGAAAACGTTCGCGTCACAGAAAGATCGGTGCGGTTGATAAGGTACGACGTCGTCTTTATGAACTCATCGCTCACACTGTCGCGCTTGTATCCAACCTCGCCTGCAGTGAAAAAACCCTCGGCGTTGAACGCTGATCCATCCGCATCGGTATGCGTGATGTTTCCGCTAGCCTCGTCGATCTTTACCGAGAACCTGAATTCACGCGCCGCGCCGGGCGGTGGATTATCGGGCCTAGTGACGCAATCGAGATAAACCGGAGCGGCAACAGCACCGCCGGCCAGGACAAGAAGTATCGCCGTGGAAATTACTCGCATCACACACCTCTCGTTAGTGAATTGGCAAGTAAACCTACCACGGCGACTCCATCTACACATCAGCGTTTTGTACTGATTTTCAGCGTTCGGTCAGCGTCTTGATTGCATCGTTAATCTTGTCGCCCTCTGCATTCGCCGCCATCCAGCCATGCGCCAGACGCTGCGCCGCTTCTTCCCGCTCAAGCACACTTGCCTCACGCAGAAATAGCTTGATCTGACTCAGGGTGTAGCCGGGGATGTCGCCCCATCGGTGGCCGGCGCGGATGAGGCGGGCGACGACGGCGCCCCAGTCCCACTCACGGCTTGCGTGAGGCGCTTCAGAACGGGAGACATCCGCTGGACGAAAAAATCCCGGTTCACCTGGATGACGGCCGCCATCAGGTTCAGGCCTTCGTCAGACGGCAGCGTGTCGAACCACGGCCGCGGTTTGTTCACTGCAAGGCACAGCAGCGCGAGCAAATCCTCGCCGCCGGCCGATGCGATCTCGATCAGGTCGCCACCCTCGATGACGTCCTTGATCGACGCGAAGCATTTGGCGACCTTCGGCAGCTGGCCAAACACAAACGGGGAAACTTTGATGGTCTCCCCGCCGGCGTCGACCTCCTGGCCCGGGAACAGGGCTTTCAGGTCTTCGCTCATGCGTTATGCCTTCAGGATGGTGAAGAACTGGGACAGGTCCGTCGGGGCCTGCGGCAGCGGCTTGCTGGTGTCCTGCAGCAGCATTCCGTCGAGTTCGAAAGCTTGATGCTTTTTCTCGATGAGTGACAGCGCCTTCGCCATGTCGAGTGCGGCCTGGTGGCAGGTCACGATCACCGGCTGGTTGCCTTGCGCCGTGTTGCGGCCCTGCAGGCGCAGGGTGTAGTAACGCTGGCCGGTGGTGAACGCCTCGACCTTTCCGTTGTACGCGGCGTGATCATAGGTGACAGTGGTGGTCAGCGGCGTGCCCACGGGGATTGCCGTCGAGCTGGTCAGGACCGTGATTGAGCCGTTCACCGCGTCGAGGGTGTAGTCGGTACCCAGCGAGGCTCCGGATACGACGACATTCGACACGCCGGGGTGCGCCAGCGGGGTCATCATGCCGTTGTACAGCACGACGGTTTCGCTGACCCCGGTAGCGCTGACCACCGCGCCGGCGCTGCCGCCCCAAGTTGCGCGGACCCAGTTGGCGATCTTGATGTCGAGCGTGCGCAGCTTGACCGCGACATCGGTTTCTGTCGGGATGTGCGCCGCGGTCAGGCCCAGGCCGGACTGGGATTCCTTGATGTCCTCGAACTTCTGCTTCGGATCGATGGTGAACATATCGGCGTCGCCGATGAATTCGAAGCCGGACAGAGGCGCGCCGTTGAATGCGCGCTCCTGAATGAACAACTGGCCCTGAAAGAGACCGTAGGAACTGTCGTTGAATGCCATGGTGATTTACCTTTCGAGGGAGTTGATTAGGCGGCCGAGATATCGCGGTCCGTCTTGGCGACGATCTTGATGACGTTGCCGGAGGTGCCGCCCGAGGTGACGGTGATGCCGGTCACGTCGACGAAAATCTTCGCGGTGTCGGACAGGTTCGTCTCGGTTCCGTCGGTCAGCGTCGAGATCGATACGGTCAGCGTCGCGGTCGTGCCGTCGAACTTCTTGCCGGTGATCGACAGCGCGGTCGTCGCGGTCAGAGCGCCGACGTTCTTGGCAACCAGCTTGGCGCCGCTGTATTTGGTTTTGTCGATCGCGGCCAGGTGCGTGTAGGTGCCGGTCGTGGCGCCGGTGACGTTCACGCGTGCGATGTCGAGGTCGGCGCCGATGAACACATTTCGGGCCGACAGCGTCTTGAGGTGATCCGTGAACGCGGCATGGAATCGCAGTGTCGGGCTCGATGCGTTCAGCGTCGACAGGTAGGCGTCGAGGTTCGCGGCGCCGGCGTAGCGCTTCACGTGGGTGTCCAGCGCCTTGATCATCGCGCTGATGCCCGGGATGCCGAGCAGGAAGCCGGTCGGCATGACCGGGTGTGACTCGTCCAGGTCGCGCGCGGCGGGCAGCAGGTCGGCCGTCACGGCTTCGTCGTTCGAATCGAGCAGGTACTGCGCGATGCTGTTCGAGCCCGACAGGACCGCATTGCTGGCGGCATCGAGACCGGCGGTGAACGCATTGTCGAAGTTCGGATCGCCCACCGACGTGGCGCCGAAGCGTGCCAGCTTGTCGCCGATGGCCTGAAGGTCACTGTTGCTGATGAGGGGCATGGTATTTCCTTATTTACGGGGTGGAGAAACCCGCTCGTCGCGGGCGGGTTACTACATGAAAGCGTCGAGCGTGTAATGCTGTTCGTAGGCGAGGCGGTCCGGGTAGACCATGGCGAGCTTCTGGCCGATGTAGCGCCAACGATTGCCGCTCGGCGCCTCACGGCCGTTGTCGCGAACTGCGGCAATGACGGATTCGAGCAGCGGGAATTGCGTCGTCAGCAGGTCGTCCTGGCTCAAGTACGGCACGTAGATCACCACGCTGAAGACCTGCTGCACGTTCTCGCCGCTCGGGATCAGGCCGCCGCGCCCGCCGGACTGTGACGAGCCATACGGCGATTCGTCGACCTGGTCCTTGCCGAACATCACCCAGGCGGCTGGCAGCGGGATCTTGGTCATCGCAGGATCGGCGCCGCGGCCACCAATCGCGAGGCCGGCTCGCCCTTCGAAGCCCGCAACGGACGTCACGCGCGCGACGAGGTCGGCGGCGTTTTCAGAGATCATGCTTGCGTATCCTTTCCTGCGCCGCTTTCACAGCAGCGCCTCGATGAACTGGACGGCCGAGAACTCCATGCCGGCGATATCCTCGTCGGACCAGCCCATGAACGGGCGCGCGGCCATGCGTTCCGTGCCGTCCTGTAGGTAGCCCGCATACGGCACGTCGGAGCTAACCGACACGCCATCGGCGGCGGAGTGAAATGTGATCGAATTGAGCAGCGTCCCGTCGTCCCACAACAGACCCTGGGCTGCGTTGCCCTTCTTCGTGCGGTACTTCTCGGTGCGCGGCATCCACGGCGACCATGCCGCATTGTCCGGATCCTGCTTGGACTGCTGGATGCGCTGCTTGACGCCCTGTTGCGCCTGCTGGCCGACTTTCGCCATCCACGGCGACATGTTCAGCGCGGCGAGGCGGTTCAGGCACGCGAGCGCCTGCGCCAAATCGATGGTCATCGTCATATCGTGATCAGCCTCAAATGCGCGACGTAGCCGATGCTGGTGAAATCCGGCGCGTCGACGATGTACCGGATGCCGTTCTCGTCCCGCACGACGTCGTCCTGCGTCAGCGTGCCCTCGGGCAGCGGAATGAACGTAGTCCAATGCGTGATCGCCTGGCCCATCGTGGTCGCGTATTGGCTCTGCTTGATGTCCTCACGCTTGAATTGCATGAAGCACGGGATATCGGTCGCGTAATACTCGATGGACTGGTCGCCCCCGCCGTACGAGCCGCGGCCAATCGAGATTACATGGTTCGTCTGAACCGCCTGGATCGGCAGGTTCGGTTGCATGTCGCCGATGTAGAACGTGCCAGCTGGTCCAATCAGGATGTCACGCGGCTGCAGCACGCGGCCGTCGGCGTAGCAGTACCACGTCGGGATCTGGTACTTGTTCGGGATCGCGAATTTCTTCTCGGCCGCGAATGCAACCGGGATGCGCTCGATCTTGTAGATGTCGTCGGTGACGGCGATCGGCTCGTCGAAGCGGTAGACGTCGTACATGAAGCCTGCCTTTGCGGCCAGCTTCGCATAACCTGCGTAGATCAGGCCTTGCAGGCGGTCGCCGGTCATGCTCATTTCAACCTCAATGTGTCGATGCCGTTGCCGCAATCGGTCTGGAACTGGCAGGCCACCTCAACGGCCCGCTTCGCGTCGCAGCCGAGGAACATCGCTGCTTCGGCGTAGTCGCGCCCCGAGCCAAACGCCAAGCATTTCTGCTCGATCGGCAGCGCATGCGGGCCTGTTGCGTAAGTGCGCGGGTGTTTGCCGGGAGTGATGACGACGAGCGTGCCTTCGCCGCTACGCGCGCTTTCCGGAAATGCCTCGGGCTTCGCGCCGGCCTTGAACCATGCGCGCAGTTCCGTCGCCACATCCCAGCTGCCAATCACGGCGAGAAGGTTGCTGCCGTGACGTTCGATCTTCGTCACCGTGCGCGCGATACCGCCGCCGCTTGTTGCTCGCTTGTCGGCCGCGAGCGTCACGCCGTCCCACGCAATGCAAGTCATGCCCGCACCACCGTCATGCCGCTGGCGCCGAGATCCGGGCCTGGCGGAATGCCGAGGAAGCCGCACATGCGACGGCGCCAGCCATCGAACAGGCGCGCACGTTCTTGCACCTCGCGCGGATTGCGCTCCCAGACGGCGGCCTTGTTCGTGTCGAGGTTCGCAGCCGAGTCCAGAATCGCCTGCTCGAGCGCGGTCAGGTTCTGCAGGTACGTGTTGACGAGCACCGATTCCTCGCCGTCGGTCAGGTGATTAAGGCGCCCTTCCAGCGTCAGCGCGTTCAGGGCATCGCGCGGGCCGGCGTGGAAATACACTGGGTCCGAATAGATCGCCACGCTGGCGTCGCCGGAAACCGGATATCCGGCCCAGCGACGCACGTCCACTTTCTGAGCATCGGTAAGTGCCATGATTACTTTTGGTTGGTCTTGCCAGCCTTGGCCGCCGGCGCAGCCGTGGCCTCAGATACTTCAGGCGCCGACGCATCTGGCGCAGAATCAGCGCCGACAGGCTCCAGTTGGGGCGGTGTCAACGTAAAGCCGCAGTGCTTCACGCATTCGCGCGCGTCGACCGGCTCCTTCTGGTATTCACCGCCTTGCGCGTCGTAACAGGTAACGAGGCCCATTTTTAGTAATCTCCCAGATTGATCCAGACCAGCGTGATCTGGCCCGTGGCTGTCAACGTGCCATCTGCATCGATATCGGTGTTGGTCTCGAATCCGACGTTGAGCAGCGCATCCTTCGCGGTCGACGTGCCATCGAATTGCGCCGAGGCCGCCAGCGCGGCGCTTGATGCCGTGTTGAGCGCCGCAGCCGCTGCGGAGAGCGTTACAGCCGTCTTCGGCAGCAAATCGACCATCGTTCCCGACAGGGTGATGTTGGATGCCGCGGCCGTGCCGAGCGCCCACTTCAGGGCGGCGCTATCGTTGATCGTGGTTGTTCTGTCCGTCGTCACCGCCCATTGCAGCGATCCGGTGACGCCCAGGACCAGTATCCTGCCCTCAGGGAAATCGTAGAGCTGCCTGGATGCGTAGGCCAGCGCGTCCGTGACAGGCACGCTCAGTGCATTGAGCGTGAAAACGGTTTTGTGGACCACCCCGTTCCCATACTCGACAACAGTCAGGCTCGCGTCGTTGTTGAATGCTGCTGGCAGCGCGCCGACTCCGGCGGAAGTCGTCGTCGGAACATCACCGGAGTCGGCGAGCAGAACCCGCTTACGCTGAGTGATGTTCGCATTGACGAGCACTTCCGCCTCAACGTAACGGTCGGTCATGGCTTAGTCCTCGTCTTTCGCGATGAACGCCATGAAGTTGATGCCGGTTGCCACCGTACCTGCGACCAGGGTGTAGATGCGCACGTAGCGGTAGGTGGTGCCGTTCTGCTCGTTACGGAACGGAACGATGAACCGCCCCGTGCCCGTAGCGGCGTCAGCCGGATCGGTCTTGTTGCCCATCGGGATATTGGCCAGCGTGACCGAGCCCGACGTCATCGCTGCGACGTTCGAACCTTCCAGGTGGATGGTGTACTTCTCGTCGCCGGTCGCGACTTCGACCGCCGAAACGTCGATCACCAGATCGGCATCGACCAGGCCAGCGCCGAGGTCGAGAATTACCGATTCGGTGGCGGTAGCGGCGACCAGTCCCGCAGCCTTCAGCAGCAGGGCGTTGTCGTAAGTGCGTTGAGAGTAAAGATTTGCCATGATGTCGAGTCCTTATCGTTGGCGGTTGGTTAGGCGACGACAGCGGCGTCAGCGATGGACCAGAGGCGGGTTACGGCACGGCCGTTGAAAACTCCGAAGCCGTTGTACCACTCCACGCGGGTGCGGAACACCGGCGCGGTTTGCAGTTCGCCCAGGTCGCGCACGTCGACGCCGCCGTTTTGCAGGCCCAGCACGCCGTCGTTGCCGAAGCTCAGAACGTAGATCGACGTCGCCGTTGCGGTGCCGCTGGTGGCCGCTTCCGTGAACGGCAGGATGGGGGCGCCGGCGTTGTCCAGGTCGACGGTCAGGATCGGCAGGCCGTTGTACATCTCGACCGGCTTGCCGAAGCCATCGATGCCCATGGTGATGAAGCCGCCGACCGTGGTCGAACGCGATGCTTGAGTGAGGCGACGCTTCATGGCCTTGCTCATCAGCAGGTGCGTCGGATTCAGGGTCTGGTCGATTGCCTCGTCCAGCTTGGACAGCGACAGCGCGGAGCCGTTGGCGGTCGAGCCGGCGGCGATCAGCTGATTGCCAGTCACGCGCACTTGCAGGCCGTCGAACTCGCGCGGATCGCTTTGGTTGTCGCCCTTGATGAACTTCTTCGTCCAGGCGAGGGACAACGCGCGGATCTTCATCGCTTCGTGCACCGAGCGCTGGTTGGCGCCCATGGTGTCGATGATGAACTTGTCCACGTCCAGGTCACCGCCGGCGATCACCAGCGACTCGGTCAGCGGATTCAGAACGCCGGTCGACGCCGTGTAGGCTTCGTTCACGCCGCGGAAGCCGATGCCGGGCAGCGAGTCTTCGCGGTTGTACTTGAGCGCATTGCCGGCGATCGTTTCGAACGGCAGCGTTTGCAGGATCGAGGACGAGCCGGCATACAGTTCGATGATTGCCTGGCGCAGCACGTCGCCAGTTTCCAGTTTCGCTGCTTCGACAAGAGTCAGTGCCATGATGTGTTACCTTTATTTTTTCGCCGCCCTTGCTGCTGTCATGCGCTCGGTTGGCGGTAGATGGGATAGGTCTTTTGTTTGCTGCCGTGCGGACGATGTTTGCGCGCCGCTGCCGCTAGCTCCCGACCCGTCGAAAGCGCGACCGAACACTTCGGACTGGCGCATCTCGCTGACCAGATCCTTGATTGAGAGGAATTCGCCCTTGCCATTCACGCGCGGGCTGCCGGTGCTGTCGACGACACGCACGGCGTAATCGCCGTTTTCCTCGATCACCTTCACGGCGCTTCGGATATGCGGCAACAGCAGCTCCGGTACCCCCTTCGCTGCTGCAATGGCGTTGACTGCGGCCGAATCGACCAGGTGCTTGGCCAAAGCCTTGTCCTTGGTTTCCAGCGTCGACTTCAGGGTGTTGAGTTCTTGTGCGTGGGCATCGTTCATTTGCTTGGCGAGCTTGTCCCAATCGCCTGCCTTGGTCAGTCGCTCCTGCTCAGCCTTAGCCTGCGCTTCGACCAGCGCCTGGATTTCATCCGGCGTTTTGCCCAACGCCTTCCACGCCGCAGCCTGTTTGCTGGCCTCGCGGGCGGCGCGACGCTCAGCCTCCAGCGCGCTCTTCAGGCCCGACGTGTCTTCGACGCCCGAAACATCCAGCTTGTATTTGTCGCCGTTCTGCACATACAGGGGGCGAAATGCTTCCGGTACGGCGTCCAGCGCGTCAACGATCAGATCAAGTGCCATTGCGTTATCCCTCTCGGATATGGTGTTGCGGGCATCTCGCCCAAAAGAAAAGCCGCCTGCATCACGCGGGCGGCTTCGAAAAACTAAATCGGTAAATCACGCGTCCGACGAGGCGGCTTCGAAACTGCCGACGACGCCAACTGGCGGACCTTCCTTCTTCAGACGGTCGGCCTCTTCGAGCCAGGTCAGCTCTTCGGAGATCACCTTGCGGCGCTGCAGCTCGTTGAACACGGTTTCGGCGCTCAGGATGCCGAGCTCACGGCAGCGCAGGAGCGTCGTCTCGTCGAGCGTATCCATCCAGCCGCCGAAATCGTCGTTGATCTCGATCGAACCACCATCTTCCAGGCCTTCCCACTTCGCCATGAAGTCGAGTGCTTGCTCGAGCGCGTCCTCGGCGTTCAGAACGACGGCGGACAATGCGCAATCGGATTCCGCGGTATCGATCGCCTTCTCGGTCGCGGTGCGGCTGCCCGGCTTGCGCACGAGCATCTGCGCGCCCATGAGCGACATGCGCTCTTCCAGAGCCTTCAGCGACTCGCGGCCGGCGCCGATGGCGGCGCCCGTGTGTTCCACGTACTGCAGCTTGGCGTTCGGGTCGGTTGCGGCAACGGCGGTATTCGCGCCGATGGTCAACTGTCCATCTTCGAATCCGGCAGCAAACAGGATCGGCACGCGCGCGACGTGCAGGATATTGCTCTGGTCCGATGACGACTGCCAGTGCTCGACGTTCAGGTAGGCCAGATCAAGCAGTGGCGGGCGGGCGGTCATGAAGCCAGTGCGGTCGCCGTAGATCGTGACGAGCGGGATCATGCCGAGCGACACTTCACCCTCGCCAAACAGGAACCACTCCTCTTTCTCGTTCTGGCGATAGATGCGGAAATTGTCGCGCTCCAGTACGCGGACCTGCGGGATGATCTTGACGCCCCACTCACCGTCGTCTTCGCGCGCGGACTCCATGATGCGAATCTGCGTGAGCGTTTCGGCGCCATTGATGCGCTCCGACTTCCAGCCCAGCAGGTTCTTCGGATGGATCGCGACGAAGTACGGCCGTGCACCGGACTTGCGTTGGTCTTCCAGCGTGCCGACCGGCGTGGGCGGATAGTCGACGAGGATGTGTGCTAGGCCGTACGCTAGCGCCGTCTGAATGGCGCCGTGCGCGAACGCCTGCAGGTTGCGGCCTTCCAGGTCGATGTCCTTCTCGTACTCGACAATCGCCGGCGGCACGTCGTCATTCAGATGCAGCGGCTCGGAGAACGGCTTGCCGGCCAACGTCTCGACCGTGCGACGAAAGCCGTTGAACAGGGTCGACGTCGACAGGCGGTACTGATATGCCGCGTCCGATTCGGCCGGCGCCTGCGGCAGATATTCCTTGCCTGCAGCGCGCATGGTCGACGTCCCGCCCAGCAACGCGGTGATGAGCGGCCACTCTTGCGCCATTGCCTCGACTTCCGGCGATGGCGTCGCGGGCGTGGCCTGCTGTGCTGGGTTGGTCATGTGCTGACTTCCTTCGTTTAGATGCGCAACTCGGTGACGCTCGCGACGCGCTTGATGCTCGGCCACTCCACATCAACGCAGTAGCCAATCGCGGTCGTGATGTGCTGATACTTGTTCTTCTGGTCTTCCTGGAAGGTCGACCCTTCCTGCAACTGCACAGTCGCCAGGCCCTTGTCGCACCATTTAGCCGTCACCGGATTCACGAACAGCGATCGATGGCCATCAGCCGTGCAGATCTTGGCGCGCACAGCGTTCTGGCGGTCCTTGATCGCAGGGTGTGCCGGCTTGACTTTGCGCGCGTACTTCCAGCCGTGCGCCCGGAGTACGCCCTCGATGTCGGTGTAGTCGGATGCGTGGCCGTGCTTCTCGCCGGCTTGGCCGGCAGGATCGCCGTAGATCAGCACATGCTTGTTCTTGTGGTCCTTGAACTTCTCGACGAACTCCATGGCCGACTGCTTCGACACGGCGCTGGTCAACACAATCTCGTCCAGCAGGTACAGCGCGTTGTCGCGCCGAACACCCACAGCCGAAGACAGCGGCGTGTAGTTCTGGTCGTGCATCCACATCAGCTGCTCGTGCGGCTCGATCCGCGCATCCGTGTGGTTCGCCTTGCTGTAGTCTTCGTAGATACGGCCGGTCGCGCCTTCGAAACTGGCCTCGTATTCCTGCTTGTACTGCTTCGCCGACATCTGCCGCTTAGCGGCGGCGATTGTGTCGGCCGGCAGGATCTCGGCGCTCTTCCAGTGGAAGCATTGCCAATCCGGATCGTTCGCAGTCTCGGCGTACTGCGCCATGTCGTAGTAGTGGTTCAGGCCATCAGGCACGCCGATCAGCCAGCACCAGGCCCGATAGTTCGGGCGCGACGGATTGAACGTGTCCAATGCGGGGCGAATGTTCGCTTCCCACGCTTCGGGCTTCACGTCCGCAATCTCGTCGATCACACCGCCGGACCAGAACACACCCTCAATGCGTTGCGGTCGATCCAGTCCAATCAGGTGGATCTCGGTGCCGTTGTTCAGGTAGATGATCAGATCGGTTTCAGACGGCGCTTTCGTCTGCAGGCTGCACAGGCAAAGCTGCTTCATATCCGACCAGTACATCTTCTTGACTTGGGCGTGCGTTGGTGCCGCGATGAAGTAACGCTCGTTCGCGTTCTTCATCGCCATCTTCGCCACAAACCGCTTCGCGCGCTCGGTCTTCCCGGAGCGGCGGCCGGCAGGAACAACAGGAAACCGCACGCCGTTTGACACTGCCGCGATCAGGGCCATCTGCACCGGATGATCGACCAGCTTGTACCAGCGGGCTAACTCGCGCTGGGTTTGCAGGCTGAGCACCATTAGTCGGGCAACTGCGCCGCGATGTCCTTCAGCAGTTGGGCGCTGTCGGTCTCGGGGTTGTTCATCTGGTCGATCTGCTCTTTGTTCGCCTTCAGCAGCCCGATCGGAATCTCGGCAGCGTTGTTGGCGAGCTGCGTCAGAACCGAGATGCCCTTCAGCGTCTTGAGGCTCTCATCGTCCAGCGGCTTGGCGTCGTCAATCTCTTCGACCTTGGCGTGCGCGATGCCTGATAAGCGATGCGCGGTCGCTGCGCCATACCGGGCGGCGCCGGCCAGGTGCATGGAGATTTCCTTCAGTTCGTCCGCCAAAGTGCGCGCACTTATTTGCGCACTTATCGGAAGAGACGCAAAAGCCGTTTCCGCTGCAACCAATTGATTCGCAACGGATTTTATTTGCTTCGTTTGCGCACTAAAGCGCTTGCGGATCGCTGCCTCGGAGACGCCGAACTCGCGAGCCAGGACACGACCAGCTTCACCCTTTAGGAGTCGCTCGCCGATCTGCTGCCACTGCTTTTCTGTCAGCGCTGATTTGCGGCCCATAACGATCCATCCGTGGTGTGTGCGGCGCTCCTTGCGTCACAGTGAATAAATCAGCCCCGCCTGCGACGGTCAGACCTGCGATCCAGCTGCAGGGGAGAACCATTCCGCCCTTTGCTCATCGGAGCTTGCACCCGTTATTCGATTCCCCGCCACTGGGAGTGCGCTGGCGGTCCCGCATGTGTTCGTGACTGCGCAGTTCCCCGGGCAACAGCCCGCGCACGACGTGCACGTTGCCGACCTCGAAGATGCCTGCCTTGTCGATGCGCTCCAGGCGAAGCCGGTCATTCCCGGCGCCGCGGTGCTCGTCGAGGATGCGCTCGCCCCATGTGTCTAACCAGTCCTTGAACGTCAGCCGGTAGGCGATGCCGCGCTTCTCGGCGTTCCTCTTGTTCTGCTGGTAGAGGCGGAACAGGTTGTCGAAGTCCATGTCGACCGGCCTACTTCTGCGGCCGGATCAGCAAGGCTGTCGAATGCGGGACCAGCTGCGCGAGTTCGGCGACGCTATCCCATGCCTTGCCGTAGCCGAGCGAACGAAGGATCTCATGCGCCTCCTCCGCTTCGACCAGGCGCTGGCAGATGCGATCGAGCGCGGCAATATCTTCGACGGCGATCGGCTTCCGACCTACGACTGCGCGGATGATCTGGGCGCGGTATGCGTCGACAGGGCCGCTCATGACGAGCCCCGAAGCAGCGCAATGCGATCCCGTTCCAACTGGATGAGAACCATCAGCCATGCGCGCTCCGCTTCGATGGTCATCTGCATGGCACACCTAAAAAGTACTCAAAAATGTCTACTTTTCTCTTGACTTGGTAAACGAATTTGTTTACTATGTATTCACGGTCAACGAGAAAAGGAGGTGTGGTGAAGCAGAGTGAGTTCGTCAGGTGGTTAGCCAGCAAGGGCGCCACCTTCACCCAAGGGAAGGAGCACATGATTGCTCATCTCAACGGTGAAAAGGCCCCGATTCCCCGGCATCCAAGCAAGGAACTGAAACAAGGAACGGTGAACGGGATTCTGAAACGACTGAAACTGAAATAGGGAGGGAGCCCCGCAAGGGGTTCCCCACTCTGCTTAGCCACACCTCCGCACTACCACGAAAGGGAGCACATGAAATATCCAGCTACGTTCACACCAGCCGAAGAAGGCGGATTCGTTATCGAGTTCCGCGACATCCCCGAGGCCATCACGCAAGGCGACGACGAAGCCGAAGCACTCGACATGGCCGCTGACGTCCTGTTGACGGTCATGGACTTCTACTTCGAAGATCGCCGCCCGGTTCCGATGCCGTCGGCGCCACAAGAAGGCGAGCGGATGATTCCGTTGCCCTTGAGCGCGGCGTCGAAGGTCTTGCTTCTCAACGAGATGCTGACCCAGGATGTAGGGCCGTCCGAGTTGGCGCGCCGGATGGGCACGTCGAAGCAAGAGGCAAACCGTCTGACCGACTTGAAGCACGCGACGAAGATCGACCGCATCGCCGATGCCATGGCGGCACTCGGGCGCGAACTCGACCTGGTCGTGCGCTGATGTAAAAAAGCCGCCGGCGCATTGCTGCGGCAGGCGGCGAATCCAGAACCAGGGAGGTTTTGGAGGAGACTCGGTACTTACTTAATCGGGCGCTTCCGTGAACGTCACGTAATAACGCTTGCCGGGCTTGAAGAACTCGGCCGCCGGATAACCCGGCGCAATGTTCATCCAGCACGCGCCGGACGGCGTGGCGTCGCAGAAATCCTTGTTCTCGCCCTTGGTGCTGTACACAGCGCCAAGCTCGACCTTCGTTTGCGAGCCGAACTCATACTGCGTCGTCCCCAGCGCGTTGCAGGTCATCTTTGCCACTACTCGGTCAATCATTTGAAGCTCCCTACGTTGCCCTTGCGGGCGCGGTTATAGGGCTTTGGTCTTACGGTCTTGCGGCCCTGCGTTGGTTGTGGCCGCCGGTTGGGTCGGTGGGGCCATCTTTGGTCTAACAGATAAGCGTGCCGGGAAGAATGCCTTGCTCCAAAGAGTAAGGCTGATACGGGGTATGGGGCGGTTCGATCACGCGCTCCTTGCGAGCCTTTTCGATCAGGTCTTTGATCGCTTGGCTTTCACCCACCTCGGGAAGCTTAACCGTCACTTTGACCGGCGGCGTCACCTTATTAAACACTGTGGCAAGGTGCTCCCGAATAGACTGCCACTGCTCAGCGGTCGGAGCATCGGGGCAAAGCTCAGCGAAGCCCTGCAACCAGTATGCAAATTGTTGCTCAGTCATATTTTCGGTATCAAGTATCGGTTAGTTGCGCATTTATTATCGCAACGTGAATCTCGCCAACGCCTCGCGCATCATGTCCTGCGTCACGTCGAGCATTACCGAGGCGAACCAGACAAACACGATCAGCAGGCACACCACGACGAATACCGCGTCGGCGCCGGTCGGTTCTGGCTCCCTGCGCATATCTGGCTCGCTGGTGTGTGGAATTGATGCTGTAAACGAACAAGCCCGCTGACCTTTTGGGAGCGGGCTTTTCGTAGAGACAGTTTTTCAGACTATCTGATAAGCCCCTATTTTATTGCAATGTGTAAAATGACTGTGAGCACTATTTTGTAAAGCCAGCTGTTTACACGCTACCTCGCTCTAATCGACGTCGACGCACTCGACTTCCTGCGCGCTCCTCAGTTGCAGCGCAAGCGACCAAGAGCGGCGAGCAAAGGCCCGCGCGCGGTTGTAATACGTCGGCCGGCTGATGCCGAGCTTGTCGGCCTGCCGCTTGATGTGGTCGGCCTCCTCGACGTACATCAGGCGGAAGCACGCGAGTTCATCGGCGTATTTCGGATCCGATGCGAACGCGTGGAGTGCTTGGTTAAAGTGCTGCATGAGCGCGCTGTTCCGCGCGTTCGGCTCCCGCCCTGATTTGCTCGGGTGCATGCGAGCAAGAAGACTCTGCGACCCCGGCTTCAGGTAGAAGCGGCGAGTGAAGCACCACGATGCCCATTCCTGGCACAGCGCATCGAGTTGGCCGTTATCCATTGCGCACCCCAAGAAGTTCGCGCAGTGCAGCCTTGTGATTTTCCAGCGCCTGTCGCACGCGCAGGTTTATCAATTCGCTCACCTGCCGCTCGATCACGCCGCCGAGCCATTCTCGCGCCTGCGGCGCCACATCCTTAACCGTGAAACTCATCTCGCGGTCGCCAAACTGGATGCGCAGCTGCGGACAATGTTCGTCGTAATTGTCGATTTTGAAGCTCATGACGCCTCCTTTGCACTGGTTTTGATCCTGCCCCAGAAGTCAGCCAGACACGCCACCTCCTCCACGGCCAGCACTGCCGACGTCTTGCCGTCGCGCTGCACCTCGACCGATCCATCCGACCACAGACCGCAGCGAATGGCGGGCGCGGTGCCGGGTGTGGCCTGGCTATTCACCATGTCGGCGAATGCGGCGAAATCGATCTTGTCCATCGGCTTGATGCGCGCGGTGCGCTGCGGTTCGAGCGATACCACGTTGTCGACGGGCGCCGGGACCGCAGCGGCCGAGGGTGGCGTTAGCTCCTCCTCAGCCTTAAAGGTCGCAGCGTCGCTGGCCTCCGCAGCCTTCGCCTCCTTTTGCAGAAACATCGGCACCGGGAACGGCGCGGTCTTGGATCCCCACGTCACGCGCGTCGGCTCGCGATCCTCGTCGACCGGCAAGGCCGGTGCGGCCGGTCCGCCGGGTCCGGGGCCGAGCGTCCAATGCTTGCCGTTCTTGACCAGCCGTTTTGTGCGCACGGCGCCGGCGAGGACATTCGATGCAAGCTCGTCCGGCGGCAGGCCCATGAGGGAATGCAGTTCAGCCGACGTCGCGGTGCCGCGCTCCTTGACGAAGGCAATCGCGCGCTCGATGCGGTTCGTGCCTGGCATCTTGGCCGCCGTGGCCTTCAGCGTGATGCGCTTCCAGGCATCCGTTGCCTTGAATTCCTCGGTGAACTCGAACGCGCGCCCGCATTCGGTGACGCCCTCCGACTCGATTGCAACGATTGCGCCCGACGTCTCCAATACGCTAATGGCCGCGCGGGTCTCGTCCGCATCCACGGACACTGCGTCGTAGATGGCGGCTTCGCGACAGCCAGGCGTCGTCGCGATCACTTCAAGTATCTTTTCGTTGAACATCCCTACCTCCTCTGGTTTTGTGCCATTACTGTGACTGCTACCCCAAGCGCCGCCCATGCGTGGCTCGAAACCCCGTATAACGGCCCAGGCTGGTCCTTTGTCCCGATCTGCGGCGTCTTCCCTCCACCGGTGCGCGGGAACATGTCGAGCAAGGCTTGGCGCACGTTCGGGTCTTTTGCCTGCGCGGTGCCGCACAGGTGCAGCTTCACGTCCTTGCGGTAGACCAGTTCAACCTTCTCGGGTGCGCGACATGCCTGGACGAACCTGCCCACCCATACGCAAGTCTCGAAAACTTCGCGGCCCACAGGCATGCCGTAGCTGGCGATCATCTCGATTGCAAGGCGGTCGGCTGGGACGTCGGGTATCGCATACAGCATCTCGGCGTTTCCCATCACGCCAGAATCAAGGACGCGCGCCCCGTCATAGATGCACCAGCCACTTTCCGTGGTGCCCGGATCAATTGCCAAGATCGTCATTGGCCGGCCTCCTGCTTCTGGCGCTGGATCTGGACGTAGTGCCGGCGTTTTGCCAAGTTCGCGCGATCGAGGCGGAAGCTCACGCACGTTTCGCTATCCCACCCTACGTGCACGGATAGGTGCCCGTGGTCGTGGCGAGCGAGGCAACGGGCCATGCCAAGGGCGACGTATTCAGGCGCGGCTTGCTTGACCGAGTATTCGTCGCAGAGGGCGCAGATTTCATCGGGGTTGGTGGAACGCATCAGGCCGCCCTCCCGGCAATTTGACGTTCGTGCGCGAAATTCGCCTCGATCAGTGCCTTGGCTAATGGCGGGCAGACTGAATTTCCGATCATTCGGACCTGGGCCGATTTCGAAAGCGGCTTGCCGTTATGGATCGCCTCGAGAATGTACGTGTCGGGAAATCCTTGGGCTCGGGCCAGTTCGCGCGGACTGAGCATGCGCATACCGATGTCCACGATCGCGTACGGCTCGCCGCGAACCATCACCAAGCCGATACGGTCCTTCGTCGGGATCGTGTGCATCGGCTCGTGCAGCGATTGGTCTTGACCACCCTCGCTGTAGTATTTGATCAGGAAGGCCCGCACTTCGCCGAAATGGAAACCACTGGCTGCGACGGTGTGCACGGGTTCGTCAAGCGCCTGCCCTGCGCAGTTGTTTCGCAGCTTGACCAAATGAGATGCAACCAGGGCGTGATGATCAACCGACGTGACCGTGCTAAACGGATCCGCAAGAGAAGCGCCAGGCGTCTCATGGCCGCCATAATGCTTTGCCAGGAAGGCGCACACCAAGGCAAAGTGCCCGCCCTTGATCTCGGCGCATTGAGTGCGCAACGGTTCGTTCGCATCGAACACGCGCTGGGTCGAACCATTGGCATGCTCGGTAATGAACGGCATCAGCACTTTGCCGGTGTCGAAGATGTACGGATCCTTCGCCTCGATGACGAATTTCTTCATGCCTTTGGCGATGCGGGCTAGAGTCTTCTCGGCCAGAGGTTTGGAACGGCCAAAGATGCTCGCGCAAGGGATTGACCAGTCGATGCACTCGGCGGCGGTGCGCCATGGAAGCAGGCCGCTCTTGGCGAAGCCAGGCGCCTTTGGGTTGCCATGCGTCGGCGAAGGCCACCGGATCGGCAGGCCGTCGCGGCGGGCGAACACAAACAAGCGCTTCCGAATGGTCGGCGTGCCGTAGTCGCACGCGCGCAGGATACGATAGTCGACTTTGTAGCCGAGGCCAGCGTACAGCCGCTCCATCGGAAAGTCCGCGCCCAGGGCGTCGTAGATCTCCTGCACGTCCGGGTGATCCGGCGCAAGGCCGGTCGACAGCGCGTCGATGAACGCACGGAACGTGCGGCCCTTTTCCGCCTTGATCGGATGGCCTTCCGGGTCCAGTGGCCCCCAGTCCAGAAACTCCTCGACGTTCTCCAAGCCGATACAGCGAGGCTTCTGAAATGTGCCCCATTTAAGTGTGACCCAGGCGAGGCCGCGGATATTCTTCTCGCGCGGTTTGCCGCCCTTGGCCTTGCTGTGGTGTTTGCAGTCGGGGCTGAACCAGGCAAGTCCGATTGGCTGCTGTCGGGTCACGAAGCCAGGGTGTACGGCAAACACGTCCTCACGGTAGTGCGCGGTCCGCGGATGGTTCGCTTCGTGCATGGCCAGCGCCTCGCCGTCGTGGTTGATCGCGACATCGACCGGACGCCTAAATGCCTGCTCGATGCCCTCGGATGCCCCGCCACCTCCTGCGAAGTTGTCGATGATCAGCTCGTGGCCCAGGTCGAGGGCCAGCGTCATGAGGTCACGCTTCATTTGGTCTCCTTGGTTTTATGCACGCACCCCATGCACCTCGGATCGCTGGCGTGCTGCTTTGTGTACTGGCACTCGGTCGACATGGCGTATGGGACTGCGATCCAGCGCGCGATGCGTGTCGTGGCAACGTGAGCGGGATCAAACGTACCAAAATAGCCGTCTTGCACCTGTAGCGGTGCGCCGGCCACTGGCCGCGGCTTGTTGTGGCATCCGTATAGGCTCATGGTCATAACCCCAGCGCGGCAAATGGACTGGCAACAGGACGCGGAGGAACCGGTCGCCCCTTCCTGAGATGCCATTCCACGCGGTACTTCTCGCGGCGCTTGGCGTGGCGCACTGGGTCCGCCTGGATTCGCGCGAATACCTCTTCTGACGTCAACCGCTTAGGCTTGCGCTTGTTCGGCTTATTCCCCGCAGCGAACACGGGAATCTTGCGAAAGGTCTTCTCGTCTTCAATCCAACTGCAAATGTGGATGCGGCGCGGCGTTTCTTGAACCATGTGCCACAGGTAGCGGCTGGCCGTCTGCCTGTGGATGTGAAGCTTTTCCGCTACCTGCGTCCAGATCAAGTCGTCCTCCTTCAGCATGGCGACGATGCGATCCATCTTGAGGAGCGCAGGTGCTGTCGTGTAGGTGCTCTTTGCCATTGATCGCTCCTCAATGCGCCATCATTGCCTGTGCGCGGGCATACGCCTTGCTCAGCACGCCCACCTCGATCATCGGCAGCGATCGCACGTACCACGCCAGCGCGGAGCGGATCGCCTGATACTCCGTCGTGGTCAGGTCGAGCAACTTCGTTTCACGCAATCCAGCCTTCACGAGCAGGTTGTAGGCACTGTGCACGATGTCGTAGAAGCGCTTCGATTGCGTCTGCACCGCGATGCTGGCCGCGGCAAGCAAGGTGGTAGCGAGCGAGTTATAGCCAGCGTGGGGGCAGGCGCCGCGCTTGGCCGCGTCAAGGTATATCAGGGTCGGCAGCACAAGTTCGTCTGCCTCTTCCTTGCCGACGCGCTGCTTTCCGATTAGGCGAGCCATGGGAACGATGACGTTGCGGCTTGTGATGCCTCGGTTCTTGGTGCTCATGCCCTCTCCCTAACCCGACCCCTCAACGATTCCTTGATGGCCCGATCCAGCTTCACGTCCATCGGCATCCATCCGACTGACTCCCAGCTGACGACCTCGTCGATGTCGCGGCGCGGTGGGCGCTTACGGTGAAGCGTTTCCGGTCTTACGTGTGCCACCTGACCGTCCGACCATTCGACTAAATACCCGGGAAATTCGCTCTTTATGCCGAGTTCTAAATTGTGGGCATGGCGCACCGCAAGCCCCTGTAGGATCACGCACTCAAGCCCATTTCGATCCGTGTTGACAACGAACCCTCGTCCTACACACACATCGCCAACTTTGAATTGCTTGCTCATGCTGCGCTCCATGCGTTCTGCGCGGCCAGCCGCTTGTCGGCGTCGCTGGCGTCTGCCGCCACGCGTGCGACGACCGAACGCGGTGTGTACGGGAACGTGACGAACTGGCGGCTGTGAAAGCTGGTGAAGCGCACGCCGCTAGGCTCCTCGAAGATCACGGCGTCAAGGTCGTATGCCTGACCGTCGCCGGCCTTGAAGACGTGCCCGCAGCGTTTGTTCTGCCACAGTGGCCGGCCCGACAGATCAGCAACGTCCACCCATTCGCTGTCGGCGCCGGTCAGCGGTCCAATCGGCTTGAAGCGTGCCAGCAGGCCGAACAGATCAAGTGCAACCGATGCGCTCATGCCGCTGTGCCCCTGCAGCGAGAACACGCGAACCATGTCCACTACGCCTTGCGCCATGTACTCGTTCATCTCGTCGCCGTCGAAGTAGCCAGCCCAGCACATCTCGCTTTCCGCGTAGGCCTCAAGGTTGCTGTCGAAGTCGCACAGGATGCGCCATGCGAGGCTGGCGCGCTGCTTCAGTTCTCGGAATAGTTTCATCGGAGTCATGCTCGGCTCCTCAAAGCGATTCCAGAACCGCGATGTTCGTATCGCCGTTTTTCTCGGTGCGATGTAGCTCTTCGTACTCGCACTCCGCGATCCACTCTTCGGCCTCATCGACAGTGTCGAACTGCTTCAGGATGTCTCCCATCGTGTTCCATACGTTCACTTTGCTCATAGTTCAGGATCCCCGTATCGTTGTTGTTGCCGCCCTGTGTACGGGCGGGTTCATACTCAGTCGTCCAGCGCCGCGTCCAGAAACAAGCAGGCAAAGAACGCAGCCAAGCCGTAATCCCCGTTGTGCACGTTCAGTCCAACCAACGCGGCATACAGCAGCTTCGTGACCGGTGTGAGAGCGTTTAAGGTGTCGCGGATAGTTTCGATTTTCATGTCTGCCTTTCAGGTAGATGCTTTGGTTGGCTGCGCTTGCGCGCGAAATGGGCTCTGCCGGTCAGACGTCGGCAAGCGTCTCGACCTCGCCTGGAATCGGGAACCACGCCGGCAGTGCATCGAAGGAGTCACGCAGCTTCATGATCCCGCCGAAGCATTCCAGGTCACCCAGTCCACCGAGCACGAAGTTAAGCGGACTGTCGCCGTCACGCGTGAAGAAGCGAATCGAGTTACCAAAGCTCTTGGCGATCGCCAGCGCGTCAGCGAGATACGTTGGATTGACTGCGCCGGCAATCCCTTCCTTGTATCCAAGCGTGCTGGCCACGCGTTCGATGCGCGGGAAATCTGCTTCTATGATTGAATTCCCGGGCTGGATGAACAGCGGCTGCGCCACATCGCCGGAGAACATTGCAGAGCCATTCGACATCACGTCCAGCGTGTGCTTGGCATTGGTGGCGTGTTTCAGCGCGTCCTTGCTGATGCTCACGATGATCTCGCGCTCGGCAAAGCCGTTCGGATCACGCACGACGATGTAGCGGTGGCCGT